TGATGCTGAAGTAGAAGACTCCGAAGAAGTAACTGAATCGTTTCAAAATTTACAACCGTCTATGTGTAATAGTCCGTATGAAGAAGGTAAATATGCGAAAATATAATATGGCTATATTGTAAAATAGATATATTATGGTGTTGTTTTTAGGACCACTCGGAGCAGCAGTGTATGGTGGACTTGCCATTGAAAATGCGGTTCTAGAAAAGAAAAGAAAAAAACGTGTAAAAAGTGTAAATGCAAGACGCAATGCTGAGAGTGAGGTATCTAAAAAATTACAGCCAATCAGAGCTGAACATACGAAAAAGAAGAATATGGTAAATCAACAACGATACCAAAATACCAAGATACAAAAAAAAGCAAATAATGCAATAGTGAATCGTAATAAAAGACAAAGTATACGCAACTCTTACAGAGATAATGTCAATCCTCAATTGCGAAATACACAAACTTCTTTACAAAGTGAAATTGGTGATATAACAGACGAATATACTATTTCTGATACAAAAAATAAGGTTTTGTTGTCTAGTATAGTCGATAGACGTGATGTTATGGAACAAGACAAACTGAATATATTTGGAAAAAAACAACAATTACACGACCAAATAAATAAACAAAACCATAATTTAGAACAAACTTTTCAAGGATTAACACAAAAACACATTAATTTAGACCGTCGACCAACATATGAAGACCATATAAAAATGGAATATTCACTGTCGAATGTGGCACTTTGGTATATGTACTATATTTTATTAGCAGTGTTATATTTTATGTATCGTAAACAAGATAATATGAAACAACCTCGTACAATTGTTATGATGGTTGGATTATTATTGTTTCCATATTGGATGGTTATTTTAGAAGTGATTATGAATAATATACTCACTATGCAAGTATATGCAAAACGATTTGCTGAAACATTATCTAGAATACCCGAGGCTTCAAATAAATTATTTGAATCCTTATTCTAATTAATGAATAAGGATTCAAATAATTTATCCTAATTATATAAGATAAATTATTCATGCTGGAATGGTTAATAGAAGGATTCAGACGTAAATCTAAACGAAAACCGACACAAAAACGAAAACCGAGACAAAAACGAAAACCGACACAAAAACGAAAACCGACACAAAAACGAAAACCGACACAAAAACGAAAACCGACACAAAAACGAAAACCGACACAAAAACAAAAACGAAAACGAAAACGAAAACCGATACTGAAAACGATACTGAAAACGATACTGAAACCGATAATGATACTGAAACCGAAACCAAAAAAACGTGGCCCATCTAAAGAGGTGATTAGCCGAAATATTTGGTTGAAATCTGAACTCCGCAGACTAAAACGTGATTTTGATAATACGACTAACAATATTAATAATATGAATAACGAAATAAGAAACAAACAAAGTAGCATACGCGCAATAGAACGAGAAATCGGTAATTTGAACAAATCCACTAATGACTATAATTATCATTATAATTCAGCGACAAATTTAATAAAACAATACAACGGTGAAATAAAAACACTACAAGCTGAAAAAAAGAAATTAGATACAGAAATCATCAATTTAAATAAAGAAATCGCATCATTAACTGAAATTATAAGCCGGGTTGATAATGGAAGTATTGAACTAGAGTCTGAATTAGATATGTTATTGGAAGAACACAACAAAATCAAAGGAATCTTGTTAGACAATGATGAAAAATATTTTGATTTGTTAACTGTCCAAAATGACCATTTGAATCGAGAATATGATTACTTGAAAAATGATTTGACTAAGGGCGACCAGGCATCTACATTTGTGCAACCCAACATAAAAAACTGGGAACTAGCAAATCACTTTTTAAAAATGTCATATTATGTGTTTGCTCTGTTATTACTATTATTTTTGTATAAATATTTCTCGATGAAAAAACTGTATATTACTAGTATTATTATTTTGTTAGTTGGATTGTACCCATTTTACATTATTCATTTGGAACGTTTTGTGTATGAGAATGTAATGTATATGGGCAAATTCTTAACAGCAACCCCGGTCAAATAAAAATTGAATATTATAGTAGATAAATTACAATATTCAATTTATTCGTTATTTTTTATTATTATTATTTTACATATCATTTTCATCAATTTTTGTTACTTCATTATCGTCGTCATCATTACTAAAATTGATAGAAATACCTTTCCATTTTCCTCGGATATTTTTCTTATAAATTTTATCCATATTGTCTGCTAATTCGCGTGAAGTAGGACATTTTACATTTGCATTATTGGCATACCACTGCTTACAATCTTCATACAAATTACTCTTGTTAAGAGTGCTATCAGCATCTAGCATAATGCGTTCGTCGTAGTATTGACTGAATAAGTCCTGACTCTGTTTGTATTTGTTACTTGCTGCCATCACCATTTCACAATCCTTGACATATCCGTTTGTTTGTAAAACGCGGTCAATCAGCATAGACATAAATACTTCTTTCCATCTATCAAACTTGTTATCAATCTCACAATCCACCGGGAACTGATATGGTTTGGTTGGATCATTATCAACCGGGTTTTCTGTGAAATAAGAGAGAAAGTCCGCAACGCGAATACGGCGCCAAGTGCCACCATCATTACTGTCCACTTCCATCATAACATTACAAGCAATCGCGAAAGTTGCTTGAGGAACGAAGGTAATCATATTCGGCATATAAGGTGCTCTGCAAGATATCGCATCTTTTCCACTGGTAAGTTCCTTCATCTTACCCTCATTAATCTTGTCACCCTTTCTTGGTTCCTGGAAAACGGCATATCGAGCACCTTTCAATGCTGCTTTCTCAGCACTGGTGCCGCCCTCTGCTACGCGGTTACCACATATTAGACCCAAAGGCACATCTACCTTGTAGTCTCCAAGTATCTTCCCCATGAGAGACACTAGAACTGACTTTCCATTGCGTCCCTCGCCGTTATACATGGTAAATGTTTGGTTCACTGAGTTTCCAATCAAAGTTGATGCCAAATGGTCAAACATATACTCATATTCTTCCTGAATGGGGAAGAGCTGATGTAAGAATTCGGTCACTTCATCAACGATTTCTTGTTGTTTCTGGTTATTTTTGTCTAATTTTACATAATTAATATTTGTGCTCATCGACACAAAATCGTCTGGTTTGCCTGGACGAAATACTTTTTCACGAAAGTCCATCACCCCGTTATTGAATCCCATCAAATAAGGGTCTTGGTCTAACTTATCAAAGAAATCTTTTTTGTAGAAAAGATGGCGAGATTCAGTCATGATGTGTTCTTTATCTGCGGTTTTTCCTAAGTGAGCAAATACGTTCATGCATACCTTCGCTTTCACTTTTGCTGCTTCTGCTTCTTTTGATTCTGCCTCTTCAGGTTGATACGTGCTTTCATGTAAATATTCTTGGGCTTTTTGATTAAATAATGAACGCATCGTATTACCAATTTCATTACGTAATGAAGTACCTGAATCACAAATCTCGTATCGATGATTGATGAACCGATACCATAAGGAAGTTTTGCATGCTGCCGCTACATATTCGTCACCCTTCATGGTATGGAGCACATCCGCAAAATCCGCATCACCACAGATACCCGTCTTTTTATTGTTCAAATGACTATTTTGAACCGCGTAATTAATCGCTTGTTCGATTTTCGCATATACAGACTGATTTTGAATCTCTTTATATTCGCTTGGGTTGTCCGTCTTTGCCCAATGACAAATTGACCCAATAGTAAGCCCCCCGTTTGATTGTATTTCAGTTTCGTCCCATTTGTCCATACAATCCATTATTGACGCTGGATAGTGAAATGATGCGGATTGTGAACTAAACTTCAACCAACATATAAGCAGGTCGTGAGAGGTATTTTTTAATGCCCAACATACTCTTATCCACTTATCATAAGAACCATTTCCGTAATACTCTGACGGTAAAATCATTGTCATTTTACAAGCAGTAGTCAGTTCATATTCGTTGTTGGTAAAAGAATCCATCATTTCATTATATACCGAGTCCAACTCTTCTTTACTTTTAAGACTACGTAAATCGCTAATATTCAAACGGAGAGCACTAGAATTCCTCGCGGGGACATTATTTCGCGAGTATTGTGACCTTGTTTTGTTTACAGGTAAATATTTTTCATACGTAGACATAAATGATGTCTTGAGTGGAAACGCAGGCACATTCGGATTGCGAACAGACAAATTTATCCAATCTAATTCGTCCAAATGCGCAGACACATTGCTTATTTCATCACGAATGAACTCATTGTCTGTTTCATCATAACCAATGTCGTAAATATATGAGACAGTATATCTACCGTGATGCGGCTTTCTTGAACCGTACAATTGCCAGTTAGTGGTGCCTTTCATGACCCCTTCGTCGAATACTCCTCCCCACGTATTGATAATCGGAACATCCCATATTTCCGCAATGTTGGATATTAATTGTTCACGCAAATATTTCATTGCGGTTCTATCCATTTTAATGTTGAATAACAAATGAATACCATCTTTGGTTATATTTTTCTCTTTCACTCTATTTACATCTGGTTTTTGCATTACATAACATACTATATTTTGTTCGCAATTGAATACATACATATCGTTCAAATTTGAACAGATTACATCGATTAGGTCATCTACATGTGATTTATTATGCTGTCGGTCTTCAACCTCATAATCATAATGTAAATCCATATCAATCGCAAGTGTACCCTCTACGAACTGCTTTTCCGTAAGGTATTCATATTGACCATTCATAGTGGACGATTTCACTTTTTTCATAAATTCGCTATATTCGCTGTCAGGGATAAGATAAGAACCTCCGTGAATATTAGCATCTTTGCTGCCGATTCTAGTATTGGTAGGTGTCTCGCTCTTATCATTTGATGAATGTTTATCTAACTTGTACTGCGACAGTGTGGTTTGTAACGTTTGTTGCCGTTTTGACTTCATTTTTGCAGTTGTAGAAGATGTGCTCATCTTCCGGAGTATATTATACTACTATTTTATTGTCTACTTTCTAAATCAATTTTCAATTATAATATCCCGACTGTGAATTTTATAATTACAACCCGAACTACTGTAATGGTAAGATATATTATGATATTATGAAAATGGTTATTGTGTCAGTAATAAAATATGGATTTTCGTCATCAATTTTCCATTATCATTTTAAATATTCAATGGTGTAAATACAAAATTGAATTGAAATAACATAGAAGAATTATCATATCAAATATATATATACAGATAAGTTAAGATGAAATTTTGCGAGAAATGCGACAATATGTACTATATCCGCATAACAGAATCGGATGAATCAAAACTAAACTATTATTGTAAACATTGCGGGCATGAGGATAGTGATACCAATCAAGACGGTATCTGTCTAATGAACACATCATTCACAAAAGGAGAACAGAATTTTAATCATATTATCAATAAATACACCAAACTCGATCCCACCTTACCGCGTGTATACAATATTCCTTGTCCCAACAAAGAATGCAAAACCAACCATAAAGAGCACAAAGAACCCGCAGAAATCTTATATATGCGATATGATGATGCGAATATGAAGTATAGTTATATATGCACCGAGTGCGATACAAAATGGACGAATAATTAATTTCTCTTAGTATAAAATTGAATAAAATGTATTTAGAAATACTTTTTAATATATTCACATATTAGTATATAATGGACCCCATTGATTACGATAACGACGAAATTATTGAAGACGAGTTATCTGATGAAGAAATAGTTGATAAAGTACTACCAATTAAACCCAAGAAAAAAGGTGCTATTACGATTCGTTCTGCAGAAGAAGATGACGAGGCGTCTGATGCCCAAAGTGATGATGAGTCGGTTGCTCCAAACGAACCCGTTATCAACGATAGTGATGATGATTTTGATGATGACGAAGAGCTTGATGACGAAGAAATTGAAAATAAAATATTTTCAGAGAAAAACGACGACGTCGCAGATGAAGATATAGAATTGAATCCGTTCAGGGAAGATGATTTTAGTGACGACGAAGAAGAAAAAGACGAAGATTATTTACAGAAAATCGATGACGAATACAAGGAAAATTTGATATCCAGTCATCATCCAGATTTACACAATCTCAACTATGACGAAGTGGAGTCTTTGTCGAAAGTCGTACGTGATGATGATGGCAACGTCATTGACCCATTACATAGAACTCAACCATTTATTACAAAATACGAAAAAGCTCGTATCCTAGGCGAACGAGCAAAGCAAATTAACAGTGGAAGCAAGCCATTTGTATCTATTGACGAAAGTGTTATTGACGGATATTTGATTGCGTTGAAAGAGTTTGAAGAGAAAAAAATTCCTTTCATTGTGAAACGTCCTATGCCAAACGGAGGTTGCGAATATTGGAAGTTACAGGATTTAGAAATTTTGATATAAACTCATATGTCGTATAAAAAATACAATAAGTATTTTTTATGCAATTAGATTATTTGTATATTGTAACTATTATTTATCTATCTATGCCAACTTGTTCATTTTGTCGCCAACCAGGACATCGTATTCAACATTGCGATAGTCAAATGATAAGTGTATTCGATAAAAGCATTCAACACAGCGCAGCTCATGACTATTATTTAGGTCTCCATACTAGTTATTTACGAGTATATTTAACTTCTTTGGATTTTACTTTATTACGTGCGATTGGATACACGCATAATATTTTATTCAAAAAATCGTCTACCCAGCCTCAAAGATATATTCCGTACAATGAATTTATTAAAAAATTTATTTTACATTATTCAGATGTATCTAGTACAAAACACGTAGACCTAATGAATTCATTGTCTTACTACAAAATTACACTCTATTCAGAACATATTCATCAATTTTTAATAAGTCATCGCATATGCACGAATTGGACTCCTTCAAGCATATCAAACATATTGTTATCCACACGTATTTTTATTATTGATTTGAAAATAGCAAATAATTCTGAAATGTTAATACACAATGACAATTGTGCGGTGTGTCTAGAGTCCATACCAACAAACCAATCTTGTAAATTAATATGTAATCATTATTTCTGCTCGCCGTGTATTTTGAAATACATTGAACAACTTTACAAAGATAATCGGGACCATCCAATATGTCCATTATGCAGAAGTGATATAACTGATATGGTCATTACAAAAAATGACTACCATAGTTGCATAAAGCAAATTTCTAAAATAAAAAATATTCGTAGACCGAATGAATGTTATAATGACTTGGAACCATTCGAACCGCAAATCGAATATATCCCGATTTATATTACCAATCATCCACAATTTGAACAAATGAAATATGCTTTTTTCGTTGTATTGCGTATGTATGCATGGTTGGTTTATTTTGATTTTATGTTTAACTCGATTGGATATTTCTTTAAGAACGCCAGTTCTTCCCACAATCAAGACACGTTATAAAGATAGTTGCCGGTTCATCCGCACTACGGGTCTGTAGTTCATAATACGTGCATTTCTTAGATTTGCACTTTCTACATGTAAACATATCAGTAGATGCTTGAATGTTAGTATTGAATTTACTCGCCTCGCGCTTGATTTTTTTATCAATTAACTCGCTCCATCGGTCTTGATCCATTTCATAATGTGTCAATACTTCCAGCATCTTCCCAGTAATCTCCTTCTTTTTTATTTGTTCTAAAAACTGGTTGTTTTTCAGATTAATATAAATACTTCTGAAACGATTCAAATAAATTTCTACAAATTTGGGGTTATCCCATTTTTTTATCAACTTACGACGGTCAGATTCATTAATCGCATAATTGAAAATACTGGTTTCTACGTTTGTCGTAATATTTTCATCTTCCAAAATCAACGCGAGTTTTACTTTTAGATTTTTGCGAAACCCAGATGGATTCGCAATAGACTTCATGGTATCTAGTATGTGTTAATAATATAAGTATACTGGCAATATTTATATCATTCAATTTTGTAGTTGTTAATTTTTACGTATGTGATAATAATTACATGTAATCTTCTTTTTCCAATTCCTTCGTAGAATCCAACAATTCGTCAAGCTCATTACTGAATTCCATAAACATATTATCAAGTATTACGTCTTTATCACTTTTTTTAGTTACTTTCTTTGGCGCCTTCCTCTTTGGTGTTGGAACAACTTCATCGGAATCATTAGAAGCATCATCCGATACGTCATCGTCATCTACAATAAAACCGTCTTTCGCATATCCTGATTTGGTTTTGGGAACGTCGTCATATTCATCACTATCTTCCTCATTATCTTCTTCTCCCAAACTTTCAAAGCCACCATACAATTTTTCGTAAATGCATGTCCATTCAGCAGTTGTAAGTGAAACTGGTTTATCGTTACACATGTTCACAATCAAACAACTCCCAAAAAACAATGTTTCATCAATTGGAGGAGGAAATTCGTATTTGTTTTCTTGGGTTGCGCGACCATCGGTCTTACCATACACATTGATAGTATATGACTTTTTATTAATGTCATCGACTTTCCATGTCGTTGCCAATTTGAAACCTTGCGCGCTTTTAAATCCGGCTTTTTTGTATAATTCTTCTTCATTCCACGTTTTTAATACACTTTCTTTAATGGTACCATTCTTTTCAACGATTAGCAAACGAACAGATGACATTACTTACTATGTTTATTCATCATACATTTATATTGGTTTACAAATATTATTTGTTGTAAGCGTTTGAACTTCTGTATTTTTATGTTCATACTATTTAGTATTTTGTAAATATGATTACCGGATTTCTATCTAAGGCATTGTTTTTTCTATTGTTTATTTTTGTATCACATATGTTTATTCAATATGTACAAACCCATTTCCGTAGACCAAAACCAAAGGTATCTCGTTCATTAAGTAATGAAAAATATACAAAAATGATGGAACAAATACAGAGTTCACCTCAGGATAATTTATTCGACAAAGACCATATTGAAAAATTGAATAATGATTTGCAGCAGTTTATGGATGAACAGACCCCTCAAAATATTTCATAAAACTATATAAATAGTACTTGGAATATTGATTATGTTAGTACTCAACGCCGGTCAAACGTCCCATCTAATTAAACGATTACCTCAATTTGAACTTTCCTATGAAACCATTTCACATAAGAAAGTTTCATCTGTATATGATGTATGTATAGCGATACCAACTGGTAAAAAAATGTTATTATGGTTTACGTTCCATCAAAAAAATTATACTTGTTATCTAATGGAATTAAACCGAGACAAAAAAATTATAAAGGTGACACATAGTGACATAAAATCGAATATGAAATTATCTATTGGAACGCTTATATATGCTACTTGTGTCATTGATGAACATTCGGGCAAAGAAAAATATGTTATAGATGATATTTTATATTTTCGAGGTGTAAATATGAAGAAGATGTCTACTTTGGACAAATTAAGTGCTTGGAATAACGCATTTTCATATTTTGAACCAAATACACCCATTTATTCTCCGCACTTATGGAGTGTTACATTAGACGGAATTGAAGAATATCCGAATACGATTGATAACCATCATTCTTCATCTATACAATACCCGATACATCATGTTCAGTATCGTTCATCGAGTGAAATTATGCCTCATGTAAACGTATATTTATCTAAGAAGATGAATTTGGTGAACCTACCCAATACCATAAAACCCAGTGTACCTACTCTTCCCGACTTTGATATTGAACCTTATAGAATGATTCTGAATAAACCGCAATACAAGATGACCACTGTATTTGAAGTCAGGGCAGATTTGCAATATGACATTTACCATTTGTTCGCATATGGACGAAGCAATTCAACTGTGTATTATAATTTGTCCTATGTTCCAAATTACAAGACAAGTGTGATATTGAATTCTATTTTCAGGAATATCAGAGAAAACCGAAATCTGGATTACATTGAAGAAAGCGATGACGATGACGATTTCGAAAATATTCAACACGACAAATACGTAGATTTAAAAAAGAAAATACACATGGAATGTGTATATGACCGCAAATTTCGCAGATGGACACCCATAAAAATAGCACATAAATACGCAAAGGTTGTACATATTAACAAATTGTAGCACCCGAATAGAAAAACCATACTATACTTGCTATCACCAATACTCCAAAATACATTACCTTGTATTTGTCGTCTCCTTCTAATAAATGTTTTACAACTAAATCAGATAATCCAACACCGCCAATATACAAACATAAGTAACTAAATAAATCTACAATATCTGTTGGGAACGTCATATACTATATTGTATGAAATATATTATATGTTTTTATTGATCATCACCTCTTTAATGACACTTCGAATCACTTTGTCGCGGAATAACTTAGATTCGTGTTCTCCAAACCCACCTAGAATAGCGTCTGATAACTTCATAAACTCTTGGTTATCAACTGTATCCATCTCTGTATAATTTGGATGTTCTTGTGTCCACTGACGCATTGTTTTACAATTTTTGTTCGCTACTTTGTTCACGAGTTCTTTCATTATCTCTTTGGAATTATTTTCTTTTTCCCAAACGTCATTGTCTCGTATATACAACGTTTCTCGTTTCAAATCCGTACAATGGAGAGGTCGTTTGTATATATCTAATTCTTGAAGTTTGTTAATTAAAATACGAGAAATTCCTCCTACGTAACCCAAACGACCTGTTTCCGTCAAGTCTTCTATATCCAATGTCATATTCGACAGAAACTCGGACATATTTATCGCATCTTTGCATTGTTCATTCAAAAACACTTGTAAATTGAACTTTTGATTGTTGTTAATCGTATTGTTGGTGGTCGTTGGCTTTTGCACAAGTTCGATTAATTGTTTATTTTGCTCGACAATCAGTTCTTTAAACTCTTGATTTTGTTTTATCAGCTCCATCATCGTCTCTACGTTATCTGGAGAAGAAACATGATTGATAGCATTATCAGGCGTAATATCTTCAAACCCTGCAATATTATCAAACTGACATACCTTCTTGTGACGATAATATCCACTGTCGTATTTATATGTCTTACCACATACGCATACAAAATGGTCATTTTTGGTTTTGGGGATTTTCGGGGATTTTTTACTATCATTTACTATCTTTTTATGTTTTGCAGTGGATAAATGTTTTGTAAAATCTTTTTTGTTACCAGTTTGATATTCACAATTTTCACAAAAATATTTGGGGATTTTTAGGGGATTTTTTACTACCATTTTACTATCTTATAATGATAGTAAAAATCCCCTAAATACTTTTTTCCAAAATAATATTAAAAAAAGTATGCAGTCCACTTTTTTTTCCAAAATTTGAAATCAAAGCATTCTGCTGTGAACGTGTTTTTCAAGTTTTGGAATTCGGAAACTATTTTGGAAAAATGAAAATTGGACATTTTTAAAATGTCCAAAAGTGAAAAATCCTACAGAGAGTTGAAATCAGAAAACATACACTTTTAGATCTTGTTCACCATGACTTCTTTAATGACATTTTTTACAATTTTGTCTTTGAATTGTTTGCATTCTTGGTATCCTAATCCACCCAGCATGGCTTGAGTCAGTCTTACATATTCCATATTTTCGGGAGAATCGAATATTTGGTATTCAGGATGTTCATCCGTCCATTGACGAATATTTTTACAGTTTTTGTTAGCCACCTTGCTAACTAATTCGTTTATTTTTTGCTTAGAATTGTTTTCTTTCAACCATTCATCGTTTTCTTTGATATACAATGTTTCGCGTTTCATATCTGTACAATGAAGAGGTCGTTTGTATATGTCTAATTCTTGTAATTTATTAATCAAAATGCGGGTAATACCTCCTACGTAACCTAATCTGCCAGTTTCCGTCAAATCTTCTATATCCAATGTCATATTTTCCAAAAATTCGGACATATTTATCGCATCTTTGCATTGTTCATTCAAAAATACTTGTAAATTGAACTTTTGATTGTTGTTAATCGTATTGTTGGTAGTTGTTGGTTTTTGTGCAAGTTCGGTTAATTGTTTATTTTGCTCGACAATAAGTTCCTTGAACTCTTGATTTTGTTTTATCAACTCCATCATAGTATGAGCCACATTATTCGTATTATCGTCTATGTTTTTCTCTACTATTTTTTCCGGGTTATTATCTGAATTACATTTCTTTTTATGATACCATAACGAGTTTCGTGCACTGAATATTTTATCACATAATTCGCAGCAAAATATATTTTTGGGGTTTTTTGGGGTAAAATTGTTCAATTCAGTTCTATTTATATGTTTTGCAGTGGACAAATGACGAGTGTAATCTTTTTTATTGCTCGATATAAATGCGCATTTTTTACACTCAAATTGTTTGGGGTTTTTATGGGTTTTTTTCATTCTAATATGTTCTATATTTATAGAACATAAAAAACCCCTAAATCGATTTTCACAAAAAACAATAAAAAAAGTATGCAGTCCACTTTTTTTTCCAAAATTTGAAATCAAAGCATTCTGCTGTGAACGTGTTTTTTAAAAACTTCGTTTTCGGAAACTATTTTGTAAAAATGAAAATTGGACATTTTAAAAATGTCCAAAAGTGAAAAATCCTACATAGAGTTGAAATCAGAAAACATACACTTTTAGATCTTGTTCACCATGCATTGTAAAAATACACATCATATAAATTATATTGACTGCTTTATAGAGTATATATAATTTAATTAAATGGACTGAATATATTGATAGGTCCCTTTACTTTTTTGGTTCGTTTCCATACTTGATAAAATTGGTCACGACAATGAGGAAAAAGACATTCATGTGTGGTCAATGGTTCATGATAATCCACTGTGAATTTGTTTTTTGTAAGTATTTCATCCACATATTTTTTATGTTCTGGATTGTAATAATCATTTTCCATAATAATCAAGTTGACGTTATTCAATATTTCAGGCATATCATATAAAATATAATAAAACGCTCCTTCACAATCCACAATTAATGTATCAAAATTGACGCGATATTTTTTATTAATGTCTTTCAATGTAATTGTTTCTACTCGATTGAAACCTTCCACGTCAACATCGCTTTCTATAGTGTTCCATCCTTTTTGAATAAGACGACGTTTTGATAATGCCGCGGTTACAATATGGAAATTAAATCCATTTTCCTTCATATTTTCTTCCAACATTCTTGCGGAGTCAGGGTCAGATTCTATTGTAACAAACTTATTGTTGTTTTTCTGTTTTAAAATATGTGCAATCACCATCGAATTTCGCCCAACATTGCTACCAAGTTCTAATACTCGCTCATTTCCAGTCAAATAACGGACTGCGATGCGCTGTTCAGGTAGTTCATCTTGCATATTACCATATTTCAATTTGATTGTTTTGTGAATGATTTCCAATTTTTTATCCGCATCTGCATAAATGTATTGTATATTACTCGGAATATCGTCATTTTCATATAACTTATTATGAATTGTGTCAATGTATACAGTTTTGGTATAGTCATGTAAAGTGACTTGTTCGTTATCATTACTAACAATGATTGATTTCACTTTACCATACGCGGGATCCGTAAATAATAGAAATCGCGAATGTTCTGTGTCTGGAATACGAATGATGTTATCGGTCATCAGTTCTTGATAGCATTTTGTCGTAACGTCTAGATATTTGTTATCAGCTCCATAAAAAATCTTCATTTTATTATACAAAAATACATATTTGTTTTTATATTTTTTTTTTGAAAGTGAAATTATAATTTTTACATATAGTCACAATATGTGCACATACAATCTGTTAATGTTTTCATTCTATATTCTCGTTCATTTTTGTTTCGCATATCTTGTATAGACTTACATTTTACTATATGGGTGGTGTGAATAGATATCAAGTAATACTGATTCGTCAATAACTGACCATTTCGAGTTTCATTGTGAATCAATTCAGAAATAATTGAAGATGAATATTCGCGGTCTTTTAGTTCTGATTTTTTCGGGAAGTAGGTTTCGGTAAACCCGATAATTGTTTTGGGTGTAATGAAATATTGAAGCAATTGCTTATTGGGAAAATACCCGCTCAAAATCAATCCGTCTGCATAACACATATCATTGCGAAGTTCTGGCGTCATATTATAGAGAAAGTTCGTGGATATGTAATATTTCAATATTTGATGAGTATATTTATTCTTGAAGATAAATACATGCGGATTGATATGTGAGAATTTGGATTCCCAGTTGTTTTGTTGTTCTCCCTTCAATAATGTATAAACATATTCGTCATCCATAGGATAATCATCTAGTAATTTATATCCGAAATGATAGCATTTTTGTGTCATTTCCTCAATAAAGTTTGTTTTGTATGATGTTTCATCATAAGGAAAGGTTTCATTTTCGCCGCGAGGTTGTATATCTACATAAATAAATTCTTTCACGTCTTTCAAGTTGGCGTGAAGGGTTGGTTCAATATGAAACCATGGACCAATGTAAAGAATTTTTCTAAGACCCAGTTTGGTAAATTCGGAAGAATGCGCTGGATGGGTCATATCTGGCCATTTATAAGAATGATTGTCTGCGTTCATGATGTAATTTTTTAACTACATACATAAAAAATACATTCAATATTTTCAATTTTACAACAAACTATAACTACTTACACAATTTTACACGTTTTGACCGAATTGCTTTGTTACCACTTGACCTGTGAGAAGTATGAAAATCGTCAAAGTTTCGCTTTACTGTATTTCCATCGTGATCAACATAAATGATACTGCGCATATTGAATTCTTTCATCTTTAGAAAACAATCTATACATGGCGACGAACATAGCATTTCTCCTGTAGTTGATGTGCGAACTATATACATATTTATTTTCTTCGTTATGTTTTTCTTCAAACATTTTCGCAAAACGTCTATCTCAGCATGGCATGAACAAGTATTGCCAATCATGCCATCCTTAGAATAAGTTCTATAATTATTACATCCTCGAGCAACAATTTTACCTGAAACTACTGCGATACATCCTAGTTGGAAACTAATTGGTGATTTTGTTGCTTCTTCCATGGCGAGCGACATATATCGCGCATCAGTATTGGAATAGCAATCGTTATTTGTCATATTTGCATATTTGTTTGATGGTGTTACAATATATACTTTGTTTCTTTTCAATTTTATTCATTGACCAACTCATCGATCGTTTTGTATCCATCTATATCCAATTCTCGATTAATTTTTGATTCAAGTCGCGCCAACTGGTCGATTAATTTTTGTAAATGAGGAAGTATTACTTGTTGATACACTGGTGATTTCGCATGTGGGTTTTTATTTATATCGCGTATCATTGCGCGTAAATTCCACAATTCGTATTCCACTACATACTCTTTTTCGTCTTCTAAGTTGGGTATATATTCCCACGATTTCGCTGGAGGTTTAGTCATAGTTATTTGTTTTAGTGTATTTATTGTTTTGTTACGATTAGTTTTCAATTTTTTACTCACATAATATCTTGGTATATGATATAGTATGTCTGGAACTGGAGGAGGATTTTTCGAATTCACTGCCGGAAATGTGCTACCCACTACTACTACCACTGGTACTTCTGGTGGACAAGAACTAATTGCTTTGAAACAAGATGGAGGAAAGAAGCGCAAGAGAAAACAATCAAAAAAAAGAACTAAGACAAATAGAAAATTGAAAAAACATCGTAACAAGAAAAGAAAGACACAGAAGAAATAGATTGACTTATTATTATTATTATTATGTCCGCCGCCTTGTTACCCGATGATATGAGTTCGCTCTTAACATTGTATAAACAAGTGAAAAGTTATCACCCTGAATGTAAAGATTCGTTCATGGCGATGAAAAGTCACGCGAATATGCTGAAATCAAACCTAGAAAAAAATTTGAAGGGTCCAATTACCCTGAATGATTATGAGTGTTGGTATCAAATTCAAGTAGACAAAGAATTAGATAGTCAGGTAGCCTATTTAAAATACAAAGTTGATTAGTTATATGTATATGTGTATGTGTAAATTATTCCAAATTCTCAAAGGCAATTAAACATTTATGTTCCGATTTCGATTCTTTATCTTCATCCATTTTCGTAGTTTTGTCTTTCGGGTCAAATACTAATTTCCATTCATCGCTGTTATCTACTGTATCCATATTTGTATATTTTTTACTGTTGTTTTGAATAATTTTGTAATTACATTTTTTGTAATAGCGACGTCGCTGTACCCACTGTTTTTGAAATGGGTCGTGTTGGTCTACCAAATCTACAATAATGGGTTTGGCGTGTTTCACTCGTAAAATTCTTCCGACGGATTGTGTAATATCCGTTTTAGGGGTCACCATGACCAATGTAGAGAGTGTTTTGATATCCAATGCTTCTGCTGCCATGGCGTAAGTTGCCAATACAATACGTTTCTTCTCTGTTTTATCCAAATCAACTTGTTTCATACCTCCCACATAATATCCAATCATCTCTTCGTCATCATTCCATGACTTGATGTATTGATATATCGCTGTTAGCAAACTACGATTATGACATAATACCATGATTTGTTTATCCGGGTCTTCGCTCAACAAATCTTGGAGAATTTTGATAATAAACATTGTGCGAGGATTGTGCGCACATAATTTGGTTATCATCGTACTATATTTGGTATTGCCGCGATAATCTGTTTCTAATTCGTTGAATTCCTCGTCGTTGCTATGGAAATGAATCGCGCGAACACATACAGGGTCTTCGCCTTCTCGTTGTTTACTATATATTTTGCTTCCAATAAACATATACAATACTTTTGTAAGTCCGTCTTTGCGGTCCACCGTTGCTGAAATCCCAAGCATATTTGGTGTAGTGACCTTCAAAAGGGTTTTGGAAAATTGTTCACTTCCTATGCGATGCACCTCATCTACAATAGTTAATCCGAAACTTTGAAATCCATTGGGACCATAATCTTTATCATACAATGATTGTAACATACCAATTACAATATCTTTGCCTTCAATGTCGAATTTTTGACCTTGTATTTTTCCAACTTTCGCTCCTGGTAAGAAATCTTCTATACGTTCGATCCATTGATTCATCAAGAATTCTTTGTGAACAATTATTAAAGTTTTTTTCTTAATACGTGACACGATATTCAGTGCCATAATCGTTTTTCCTGCACCACAATATATCTCTAATATACCTCCATTACCATTTTCAGTCTGGTTTTTCGCAATAGGTTCTCCAATATGGTTCATATAGACGCCTACAATATCTTCTTGATAATCCCGTAAAGGTTTATCAAACGAAACGTCAATATCATCTCCCTCTTGAAGTTCACTTTTATCAGGCAAACCATAACGCTCTATACCATAGAATCGAGGCAAATATATTTTTTTATCGTTTTCTTTGTACACTGGAAAAGCGTTTGCTTGAGCAGCACCTGGAGCACCATAACTCATTTTCATCTCCATCGGTTTTACCAATAATTCTTCTTTCAAACAAGCAATGTCTTCTTCGGTCATTACCGACTTGGGAATAGTGTACCCTTTTTTGCCCAAATACCCAGCGCTACGCACATTTTCCTTGTATTCAGGTGTCAAAAGTAGGCTAGTTTTCAAAGTGGGTTGCTTCAAATTCTTCTTTCGGTTCATATTTAACTGCTATAGTATAACTACATAACATTATTTGTATTTAGGATAATTCAATTTTCATTATTTCCGTTGATAATGGGTAAAAATAAAATACCAATCTATAATATATACGATGATGAAACTTCAGAAAATGTTCAGCACCTTATCGCAAGTAGAAATGATTGCACTTGCTGTGTTTGTATTATATATTGTCTTTCCCATTGAGAACCCATCTTTTATTTCTAATATGGTGGATACTCCTCTGGGTATGGTCGGTGTTTTAGCAGTAACCTTATATCTTTTCTTCAATGCTAACCCTCTGGTGGCTATCTTATACGTGTTTGTTGCCTACGAGTTATTGAGACGTAGCGCCAAGCAAACTGGAAAGGCAGCTATCCAGGAGCATACCCCTTCTCAGATGAAGAAGGACGTGAAGATGCAGAAGATGAACCCTGTTAAGAAGGAGACTTTGGAGGAGGAGATCGTGGAGATGATGGCTCCGATTGGACACAGTGACCCCGTTGTGTTTTCCGAGTCCGCGTTCAAACCCGTTGCCGAGGATGTTGGTACTGCTTCCATGTATTAAGTTGTTAGTAATCCATAAATAAATAGTTGAGTTATGCTATTTATTTATCTATCTATTCCCATTATGCTTCTTCTCCGCGTTGTAGTTTGTCCACTTTTTCGATTAGTTTGAAGACAACCAGACCAAGAACAGAGAACATAATTCCACCACCACTAATTAATCCAGCAATGTCTTTCGGAAGAATACCTATTCCCATAAGAATCATGGGAACCACCGAACCAACCAAAATAATCGCCAACAACGCAGGCGCAAGACCCCCTAAGAAACCCATCATGTCGCCAATGGCTCCCAAGATGGAACCCATACTTGTAGAAACGCCAATTGGTTTTTCGGTCTTCTTTCCAGTCACATCGTCCGTAATCATCGTTGTAGGCACTTCTAATTGTATGACACGTCCATTACTGGTGATCGCCTGTAAGAAGTCAGGATTGGACTTTTTCATGGTAACCAATGACGCCGATAAAATCAACACCAACGATAACATCAACGATAAAGAAGTGAATTTGGGGTCTTGTGTCATACCAAGAGTATACATAAACATAATCAATGCTGCAAATACTATTGCGATTGCGATATCTGCGTTTGCTATTGCTTTTAATCTAGCAATATTGACGTCTTTGCCGGTGCCTGGATTCATAAACAAAATCATATCAATCACTGATTTCTTGTAAAACATGGGAATGATAAAATATCCAACCAATGACAATACTGCGAAAAATGCAAAATTGGTAGTCATTACCATCAGGTCGGTTTGCTGTTTTTCGTTTAACATTTTGCTATTAATCGGCACATTGTATGTATTCAATTCTTCCTCGCTTGCTCCAGTAGGACTGCAATCAATATATATTTGGTCGTCGTCACGCTGATTCAGATTGTTACCAGGAATAACCATATAATCTTTGTGGTATTTTTTGGAAAACAAATTGCTAACATCACTGATAATTTCGGTTAAATCGGGAGTCATATAAATAGGTGTGGTGAACACAAACACATTTTTACTTCCATCTTTGTATTGAATGCATTTATCTTGCTTAGGAATGATGTCATTCATATTTATTTCATAATTTGCTGCTTCTCTTGCTAACATCGCTTCTAAAACATTCTTTTTGGAAGAACTCGATGTTTCTAGAAAGAAACATACATAACACTTAGGCGAATGTTCCAGCACAACTTCACCGATGATTTTTGAATTGTTTTCACTGACATTTACAACATTGTCGTGGTATACCTTGCCAATATGGATTTTGCTGAAATTGAATTCACTTGTCGCTCCATCGGAAGTGTAATAAAAGTTGTTATCGATGCTGTATGTAACTGGTGCTTGAAATACTCCGCCATCATTTCGAATCTCATTTGTGTAAATGGTAGTCAACGGATAATCATAGATAATTTCTTTATCAAATTTAATATTTTCTGTCAAGTCAAATGTATCGCCCATATTACTTTATATATATAAAGTAATAGAGTTTTTTACCAAATTATAATTCGTCTAAAGGTAAGGAATATAGTTAAGTGTGCTGTTTTCATAGATGGTTGCATTAAACGTATCATTGTATCCCTCTACATAGACAATATCACCATTGTTCATATTATCGCATCCATATTCTCCGGAACAACTTCTGCCATTCACACTAATAGGTAACTTCGTATTGACAAAACCAGTGTTAGACATAGTATAGTATTGCCATCTATCACGTCCAGTCATAATACGACGACCCATAAGAGGCAAGATAAGGTTCTCGTTGTTTCCTCCTTGCTTGGTTAGAATGCCCATTTGTTGGTAATCATGGCCAGTAGCGCGTGTTTTAATATTGATAGGAAGTCCGCGAACATCGCCTCCCATAGTGGGTTGTAAATATTGGTTACGTTTCAAAGGAGGAGCATAGGGGTCATTCATCGTGTCCCCTGCGTCATCCATAATGGGCATTTGAATATCCTGAATAATTCTATTTTGTTTCATAACCACATTGTCCGATTTTTGAGAGGTCGGATGGTATACTTGATACATCAAAAATCCAATAATGGCAATAATAATAATGATAAATAAAAGGGTCACGTTCTCAATACATATGACTCCTGGTACACACTTCTTAGGCATATTATACTATAACATTCTATAATATTCCATTATCTATGTATTCTAAATTGTATTCCGAATAATCTTAGATTTTAATCCCGATCGGGCCTAATAATCCATTTACTGACCGACGAGCACCATTGAACATATCCACAATACCACCGGTCATAAGAGGAAGTATCGGGTCATTGATATCATCGAACGCATCTGTCGCTTTGTTAATCAGTGCACTTGTACTTAAACGTTTGCAATTATAGCATCGGTCGCGAACATCTTTTGGGAAATGAATAATATGATATCCAGACGCATCTACTACAATTCGGTCAAGTGATTCTAATCCATCCCAAATCTTGGTTTCTAATTCTTTTGCGGGAACACCAATAAGAGTTAAAAATAAAATGAGTACTTGAGGAAGTAGATAGAGAATCTTACCGAAAATATCCAATGCGTACCAAAAGAAACAAGATGTAAAATTTTGAATCATCTGCATAGCACAAAACAAATTAGTAAACGCAAATACACCCAGATATTGCGCAAAAATCGCAGCATGTACAGCCAAATAATAAGCGCCTTGAGGAAATTCTTGAAATTCGCGAGCCATTCCTAAAAAGATATCTTTGATACCCATTACAACTTCAGTTATGATAGAAATTAGTTTGGGTATCATTGCTAGAAATTTTAATATCGCGGAGAATGGGTTAGCCATTGTTGATATAATTCAGTTATATTATAACAGGATAATATCAATTACAATTTACACCCATTATTGCTTCTTTCTGTTACTGTCTCTATATTCAGAATATTTATTGATAAACGTTTCGGCTCTCTGTAAAAGAGGGTCCATCTTTTCCATATTTTCTAAAATTTCGATTTGTACTTTCTGGAATTCAGGAAGTTCCTTTTGTAAATTAGAGAATTGTTCTTCGATGTCTTTCTTAGTCATTTCTTTCTTAGAGTCTTCTTCTTCTAATTCCTTCTCGGATTTTTTGTTTTTCTTAACGAGCTTGATCTCTTCTTCTTTCTTGTCGAACCCTTCTCTATACTTGAGTTGAGAACCATAGACAATTAAATTAGTAAATACAATTGCAGAAAATAAAATAACAATCATATTCTTGCTAAAAAAAGAAGTCAAAAATCCGACTAAAAACATCAAAAGAACGCCATTTACGTTTTGTTTCGTTCCAAAGTGGACAATTTCAAATAAAGCAATAAACAAAAACAAGTATAACACCAATTGACTCTTTAATAAAGGTTTTAATTGGAGAACATTTTTCAAAGAGAAATTCATTTCTATAATAAAAGAATACATTTTATTATACAACTATAGTGTGCCTAAAATGCTAATTTAATCGTTGGATTCATATTGATTTATTTTTCCGTTTTCGTGTTCATTGGATTCATATTGATTTATTTTTTCGTTTTCATCTTCATTGCTTTCAATATTGACACTGTTTTCTTCAATCGCATCTGAATACGATGGCGGAATATCTCCACCGTAAATTTCTAAAATTTCCTTTACCACTTCTTCTCTTAGAATATCTCCATTTTGGAATTCTACACTACTAATACTAGATGAACGTTTTCCTCTGAACTTATTTAAAAAGTCTTCTAATCCATTAATATCACTTACTCGGTCATATTGGTCTAAATCACCAGTGACTACCAATTTGCTATTTTCACCCAGACGCGTCATCAACATCTTCATTTGAGAAATGGTAGAGTTTTGCATTTCATCCGCAACAATCCAGCAATTTTTGAAAGTGCGACCGCGCATGTAACCCAATGGTGCGATTTCGATGACTTTTTCTTCAAGTAAAATAGTGACTTCTTTGGGAGTAATGAAATTATATAATACATCATAAATGGGGCGAATCCATGGCGCCATTTTCTCTTCTAGAGTTCCAGGTAAGAATCCCAAATCTTCATCTACCGATACAGAAGGGCGCGTGAAAATGAGTTTGTCATATCCGCCGGAAAGAAACATACGCACTCCTTGTTCTGTTGCTAAAAGGGTTTTTCCTGTTCCAGCAGGACCGGTTGAGACTACAATTTTTTTAGTTTTTTGTTTCAAGAGGCGTGCATAATATTTTTGACTGTCATTTCGCGGTATAGTAAATTTGGATTCAAATTCTTTTTTTTCTTTCTCTGATAAGTATTGTAGGTTTTCGTATATTTGTCGTTGTTTGTGAAGGATTGTATCTTTTTCATTTGCTTCGATAATATACTCACGCATGATTTCTTTCTCGTTTTGTTTGCGACCACGGCGACCATTGCGACGGGTAGGTTCTTCACCGAGTTCTGCTTCGTGAGAATGTTTGTTTTGTCCTTTCATCCCTTATAATATTGACCTAAATAATATCTTGGGTATAGTTTGAATTGTAGTTACCATAATTTAATTAATATTTTACAAATGACGTTTACTATGGGTTGGTATGTAACACAAAAATACGATTGTAAACCCATAAATATAATTTCTAAAAGGAAATAAAATCTAAGCACTATAATATTTAGGAACAACATGTCCGACAATACTCATAATGCTGTCACTTCCACAGAACCTCTTCTAACGCCGGACGATAGTCGCTATGTAATGTTTCCCATTCAATACAATGATATATGGGAAATGTACAAAAAATCGATCGATTCTTTTTGGCATACGGGGGAAGTTTCGCTCGCACAAGATATGAACGATTGGGCCAAATTGAGTGATGATGAGCGCAATTTTATTAAAATGATCTTAGCTTTTTTTTCTAGTAGTGATGCCGTAGTTACGGATAATCTGGGGACACGATTCATGAACGAGGTTCAAGTATCGGAGGCCCGCGCGTTTTATGCTTTCCAAATCGCAATTGAAACCATTCATTCAGAGATGTATAGTCTATTGATAGACACATATATTAAAGACTCCAAAGAAAAAGATAAGTTGTTCGCGGCTACTCAAAATTATCCTTGCATTGCGAAAAAATTCAACTGGGCGCAAAAGTGGGTCAACGATGAGAGCAGTGATTTTGCGACTCGCTTGGTTGGGTTTGCATTAGTTGAGGGGCTATTCTTTTCTTCCTCATTCGCGTCGATTTATTGGATCAAGAAAAGAGGACTGATGCCGGGACTCACTTTTTCAAATGAATTGATTTCTCGCGACGAGGCTCTTCATACAGAGTTTGCTATTTTGATGTACTCCAAGTTAGAGAATAAGTTACATAAGAATAAAATTCACGAAATCGTAAAGGAAGCAGTAGAGATCGAAAAGGAGTTTATTTTGGAGGCGATTCCTTGTCGCATGATTGGTATGAATTCTAAGTTAATGTCTCAATACATTGAGTTTGTTGCGGACAGACTGTGCGTCCAATTGGGATACGACAAGATGTATAATTCTTCTAATCCTTTTGATTTCATGGAACTCATTAGTATTGAGTCCAAGGTGAACTTTTTCGAGCGCACCAATGCCGAATATGCTTTGGCAGACAAGAGTGGAAAGGACAACGAAGAAGAAGTATTTGACTTTAGTGCGGATTTTTAGATATCGTTTGTGATATGATATGATATGGTAAATATACTCATTTTATGTAAGTATATTTACTTTGAAAATATTTTATGCGGTTTCATCGGATGCATTCGGTAGAACCACATAGTTTGTTTCCGAATTATCTTTATATATGTCTAGTGACCTTGCGCTTGAATCGGTTGCTTTTACATAATTTGGCATCCAGAAATACGGAATCAGTTTTCCACATCCGCTATAATGCAGTTCAAATACATATCTGTAATAAAATTGTTCCAATGTTTCTGGAAGCAAATGTGTTATATTTTTTGTAGAAGGAATTTTTTTCATCAATGCTGCGATGTTTTCCTTGTTGTCAATATTCGACTCTTCAAAAAGAGCCACAAAGTCTCCATTGTTATCTAGACTATGAATATGTTTGTATATGATTTCACGAGTCGTTGTTTTTCCACTCGATACTCCATCACTGAATGCTTCTTTTCGTCGCCATAGAATGTTTTCTGGTAGTAACGATTTTCCGTCTCTGTTTTTGAAATGTTCTTCGTCAAATGCTTTCCGAATCAAATATTTTTCAGGGTCGTCAATTGAATAGCGCCTCTTCAATGGAAGAGATAAATAATAATTCACCCATGTACGGTCCAAGAAAGGGGTTCTTGGTTCTAATCCATGTGAAGAAATCGAACGGTCGGACCGCAAAACATCGAAATAATGAATGTTACTCAATAGGCGTTTACACTCTTTGTCGAACTCAACACAGTTACCAGCTTGCTTCATGTATAGATATCCACCCATCAATTCGTCTGAACCATCACCATTAAAAATGACTTTTGCGTCGCTATGTTCCGATATATATTTTGCTATCAACCAATTTCCAACACTGGCGCGTACAGTAGTTGTATCGTAACTTTCAATATCATAAATTACACTGGGAATAGCATCAACGAAATCGGCTTCACTTACTTCAACTGATGTATGTTTCGTGCCCAAATAATCCGCTACTTGCTGTGCATATTTCAAGTCTTCGGACCCCTCCATTCCTATACTGTATGTTTCTAATTTAGGCAGATGATTCATTTTATGATATTCATTTACCAATGCTGCGACCAAACTGCTATCCAGTCCACCAGACAACAAACACGCAATCGGTCTATCGGTAGTAATACATCTTTTGTATACTGCTTCTTTGAAATACGTTTGAATATTATCAAGGATATTGTTCGTATCGTATTTATTCGCAAAAATGTTGGTGTTGAATGGGAATGCATTGTATCTAACTTGCTTACTCGTCCTCCAATGAGGCAACATACTAAAAGGCAATGTGTATATAGCATATGTACCTGGAGTGAATTGTTGAATTTGATATTGTTTGTATATTTTTTTGATATTCGCTTTTGGATTATTGAATAATGCGTCATCTCTCGCATCGGTGTAATGCGTATTTAATATATCTTGTATTGGTTTCAAAGATTTCAGTTCGCTAGCAAAAGCAATTGTGCTATTGGTTGACCCGGTAATTTCAGTCATCGAATATAACGGTCTTACACCATATGGGTCGCGAGCAATATATATTTTACTTTTTTCATTTCCTAGTCGATGGTCAAGAAGCACAAATGAAAATACGCCATCTAACATTTGAATTGTACTTTCGATACCAAACTCTTTGAACAAATGAATAATAATCTCACAGTCAGAATTTGTGTTGGGGGTCACGTGACTAGGCAATAGAGAGAAGAGTTGTTTATAATTATAAATTTCTCCATTGCAAATGAGAGTAATATCACCAATCGTGATTGGTTGATGTGACAAATCGTCAAGTCCATTAATGGCCAATCTATGAAATCCCATTACTGTCTTTAATGTAGTTGATTTCAATACAGAAAATTCGGGTCCTCTATGTTTTCCTGTTTGAAACGCATCGTTCATTGTTTCGTAAGAAATAATGTTGTCATCATTATTCAATATTGTAAAAATGCCACACATACCCGATAAATGATTCAACTAAGGATATATAAATTTACGTATTTATATTCATTTGGAATTATGTTAAAGGTGAAAAGAATAATATATTATATGACGTCAATATATAACTATGAATTATTTATTTTTAGACAGTTCTCCCAATAAAGACCAACAACTCGCGTTTTCTCGAAATGCATATCCTAAGATTTTGGATAAGATGGAAGAACGCGAAATGGAAGAACCAACCCATGGTTTACAAGGTTCTCTGTTTGCACTACCTATTTTAGAAAAAGAGCAAGTAGATATGAAACAAACCGACAACGAATTATTGGTTTTAGTGAATAAAATGAAGGATCAGCTTATTGGAAAGAAGGACCAAAATGACAGCGACGAAGCGAATGAAGAAAAAGACGAATCAAATATGATTGAGTTCTCGGAGCTGAATATGGGAACTCAGTTTTACATGGGTTCAATGTCAGTCGTCGGTTTATATATTTTATACAAACTCCTTTTAAAAACCAAGTAAACTGAGAACATAAATATGAACTCATATTATTTATAGGTAGTATATATAATATGGCAAAACCCTCGCGCGGTGGTAAAAAAACGGTGAACAAGACCGTCAAACGTGGCAAAAAAGGTGTGAATAAGACACGGAAATATAAGAAAGGTAGTCGCAAAAATGTTAACATGCGTGGAGGCAATGACGATTCTGATTCTGATTCTGATTCTGATTCCGATTCCGATTCTGATTCCAATCCTAATATTATCCGCTCAGGCACGGGATGGAAGGTGAGACTGCAACTTCCTAGTGGCGAGATTATGGATTTGGGCAAATGGAAGACAAAACCGATGGCGGAAGCCATATATAATTCAGAGATGCGTAAACTTGATACTCAAGACAAAGTATCGGACAAAAACAAGGTTATTAGTGGCAATCAAGTAACCGCAATTATGACATTCACTGATTTTAAGTCTAAATTTAAAGGCAAAACCGCATCTATACGTAATGCTCTGAAAACATATAAGTATAATCCGGATTATAATAGTTGTAATAACAAGGTTCTCCGAAACGCAGACGACCAGGCATTCGATTTAGTAACTTGTTGGGGAATGCACAGCGAAAGCGTAGATGAATTAATCGGTGCTTTGAGAAACGGCACAAATGGGTTTTAATCAGCATACCAAATATTGAATAAATTTCATAATTTCATAATTTATTCAATCTAATATTGTCGACTTACTCCTAATTCCTCTTATATATTTCAAGCGCAACCAAACCACCGAGAACCTGAGCAATCGCGTAAGGCAATAATTCACTAATCGGCAATTTACCGGCAGATGCCATTACAACAGACACAGCAGGGTTCAGATGACCGCCGGAAATGTCAGCAGTCATTAAAATAGCCAATGCTAAAGCAGCGCCAATTGCCAGAGGGTTACCAGTGGATAAAATAACATATACAAAGAAGGTAGTAGCAATAAATTCAACTAAATAGTTATACATCGACTATATACTATACTCAACGAAAACATTTTCGATACACTTAAAATATTTTGGTGGAACCAGTTTTTTTCGCAGGAACCGTAGAACCGCCCGCACGAGTTCTTCTTAATGCGTTATTCACACTGTTAATTTCGTTGTGCGCGGTGAAAGACAGTGCCTGGTTGTTAGCATTGATGCTTCCTTTGCCGATAGCATTGTTCTTCCTTCGTTCAATCACACTAGATGAGTCGCGATTTCCATACCATTTTTTTTGGCTGGTATCGGGAGTTGTTTCAGTATATACTTCGCGAGCAGCACTAAATCTACTTCCATTATCAGATGTACTATCTTTCAGAGGCATTGCCCGAGTGGATGCGAGAGAACCATTATTCAAATTATTTGTTGTAAATATCATTATCTATATCATATTTACATATATTTACTCGTCCTTATAAAATGCGAATTTAAGAGCGAATTTAAGAGCGAACATTCATTAGGAAACTAACAGAACCATTGTGTTCATCGCCACCGTTCGCTAAATCATTGTAGTTACGGTTGACGCTAACTTGTCTTCTGTACTTGATGTAATCCGATGAATCGGCAACAAATTTGGGGTTAGTACTAGCAGATGGAATTCCGGTACTATCAGGGTTGGCGCCCTTGCTATCGTAGTTCTTACGAAGTAAAAAATCTCCGGAGTTATTCACGGCTCTAAAGGGAGTCACTCTGCGCTTGTAACCATTCACGGTTCCAGTAGCGAAAGAGGTATTCCAAGATCTACGTAAAATATCGCGTGTAGACGTTTGTTGTCCATCTTTGTAATTAGTTAATGTTTGTTTTGCAGAAATTCCTTGAAATCCTCCTCCAAGACTAGTCATTTTAATTCTTATTATACTATTATATTATATTTTTTGTGATGGGTTATTACTAAATGATATTACAGGTATAAACATTGTTGTTTTCGGATAAATAAATGTAAAGAAAACCTTGTCTGAATAGTATATATAATGGACGCATCCGGAGAAGAAATAACCCCAGAAGTAGGAATAAATGGACAAAGCAATTCGTTTGTTGATCAGCTTACTTTAGAATTGTTGATGAATAAATCGCAATATCATAAACTGGTTTCTAAAACAAACCCTGATGAATTTTGCAAAATTCAAAATCATTATGACGAAATGAGCGATTATGCGGATGATATTCTGGAACTTACGCAAGAATTGCTTACAAATCGTTATAAAAATGTGAGTACTGAAGTGAACGATTCATTTGACGGATATGTAAGAACAGTCATAAATCATTATAAAATGAAAGAAGTGGAAGTAAAGAATGATTACAACAAACACGATGAAGTTGATACCATGTTTGATAAAATGCGCGAAGAACCTGAACCGATGAACGTAGACAAGTCAGTATGGGGCAAGTCGATTATGAAACGGACCAAATACTAAAATATTTAGTAAGTATATACTAAATGTTTACAATTACAAAAAAGAAACAACCTAAACGACATAAGAAAACATTGAAAAAAATACACTGTAATCCATCGAATAAATCAGATTTAATTGTTCCTCAATCATGTATGAAAAAAAACACCATCTATATTATTAAAGATGCTTTCAATGAACATTATCCAGACAAAACAATCAAGTCGAACAACCCTAAAACAATTTGGAACGAACTACATAAAAAACTGGATACATGTGGTCGCGAAGATTGTTGGTTTGACCTGGTCGAAGATGAACATTTGCGCGAAGACCTAAAAAAACGATTGTTCGCTCCATTTCAACCGGACGAATGGAAAAGCAATCCTACCACATGGTTAACTAATCACGACATTCTAAACGTGTTAGAACAATACGAGGAGTTACGCACAGATTTCAAGTTTATTGGTCCTACGCCAATCGATTTTGATAATACGCCTTTGTATTACTATGGAAAATGCGTGTGTCAAGAGTTATGTAAAATGAATGTGGACAAATATCTAACAGAAGGAATCAACAATGTAGGTATTGTATTTAATTTAGATAAACATAACTCGTCGGGTTCTCATTGGGTATCTTTGTATATCGATTTAAACTCCAAAGATGCTTATTATTTTGATAGCAATGGAATCAAACCTCCCAAAGAAATCGATGACTTAATGAACGATTTACGTAAAGAAAAACAATACGAACTACATATAAACGAATTCGAGCATCAAATGCAAAATACAGAATGTGGAATGTATAGCATGTTTTTCATTATTACGATGTTAACTGAAAAGTTAGGGAAAAAATCAAAAAAGCGTAAAAATATATTCAATCATTTACAACGCGTTCGTGTATCGGATAACAAAATGAAGAAATTACGCGAAAAATACTTTAATAAATAAAATATCTGGATTGTATAAATGAGTAGTCAAAATCAAATCAAACAAGAAATCGATACACGGACCGCTAAAAATAATAATGCATCAAAGGGAACAATTATTCAATCCAAAGTATTTCCATCTGAGTTTAGTGGAAATAGAAGTAATGTGGCCAAGGTAGTTACGTCCGTAAAGAAACCACTCCCTTCGTCAAGTGCGAGACAGCAGGTCGACTACTATCTGAATCAACTTTCAAGTTATATTGACTGGGCAACATCATCTAATCCAGACCCGTTGAGAACTTCCGATAGTTTTTTTCCCTCTTTGACTAGAACGATTACATTTCAATCTGCAAGACCAGAAGAAAAGGATGTAAAGGGAGGCAAATCAAATAAAAGATATATAAAATCAAAAAAGAATAATAAATCAAAAAAGAATAATAAATCAAAAAGGGGTTCTCAACATAATAAAAATAAAACGCGTAAACAAAAATAAAAAACTAACATGAACATAAGTTATATATATTCTTATACTCATGAGTGCCTTAGTCCATCCCGAGAACCAAAAGATTATTTGGAATATTGTAAACAACAATATATATGTAAACGAATTTTTTCAAAAAAATACAAATGTATCTAAAGAACAGTGGTTTCGGTCTATTATAGAGAAGTTTTATATGCAAAGCGAAGGTCAGAATCTTTCTATGGAAGAACTGAACATTTTGAATAAGGATGTTCTCACTTTCATGGTGAAATCAGTTCATTCAATCCCTGTACAAAGTTCTCCACCAGAACCTCAAACACAAGTGCTCGACCCATATGCACAAACTCAACAACGAGTGCTCGACCCATATGCGCAAACTTCACAAGCTAGTTATCCCCATCAACAACGAGTGCCGGATCCGTATGCACAATCTGCGCAAACCAATTATTCCACTCAAATACAAACCCCCCCATACGTGCCGAACAACATCGGAGAACAAACCAATCAACAATTCGAAGAGAAAAGACAAGAATACGAACAAATGAACGCAAAACCTGTACCAGAACAAATAGATTTTAAAGAAAAGGAGAAAGACACGATTATTGATAACATGGACGAATTAATCAATCAACATCTAAGCGAACGAGAACAACAGTTGAAAGAGTTAACTCCTCGCATGGTTACACAGGTCAATCCAATAGTGTCAATGCCTACAAATGACATATCGAATAATATAACCATTCAAATACAAGAAACATCTCAGGATAACGTGGATGACAAGTCAGATGAACTGCCATTAAAAATCCAAATATCGGAACTAACGGAACACATGCGGGAGTTGAAAAGAGACCACGATGTGCTGAAACGAGAATTGGTGGACAAGGTCGAAAGTCATACAGTAACAATGAGTCGTATAGAAAAAGATATATTATATCTACGCGAAAACGCAAATAAAATCAAACAACTTGACCAACAATCGGAAAAGTCAGACGAATAACGACAAACATGTAGTTTGTAAATTGACCAACAAAAATATATAAAGTGAATATACTGTATATATTATAATAGAAATGGATTGGTTTAAACACGCACTCTTTATTAACTTGGACGACCGCGTTGATAGACTAGATCATGCATTAAACGAATTCGATAAAATGAACATGCAAGTTGAACGAGTGTCCGCCATAAAAAACAAACATGGTGCTATTGGTTGCACAATGAGTCATATTAAATGTTTACAATTAGCCAAGAAGAGGGAATATGAATATGTATTTATCTGCGAAGACGATATTACATTCTTAGACCCACAGAAATTAAAGGAAAATTTCGAATTATTTCAAACCCATATCCATGAGAATATAAAATGGGATGTATTAATTGTTGGTGGAAATAATGTTCCTCCGTATCAAAAGTTAACCGATTTCTGTTCTCGTGTATTTAGTTGTCAAACAACTACTGGATATATAGTGCGAAAACATTTTTATGATACACTGATAACTAATTTTAAAGAGAGTGCCGAAAACTTAATGAAACATCCAGAAAATGGACGCGAGTTTGCATTAGATATATATTGGAAAAGACTCCAACAGAAACATATGTGGTTAATGCTTACACCTCCGACAGTAAGTCAATATGAGAGTTATAGCGATATTGAAAATAGAAATGTCAATTATGACGCATTAATGCTTGATATGGATAAAGAGTGGTATGTAAAGCAACAACAAAAAATGTTAGCACTACAAAAAATGGGATATCAACAAAATACCAAAAAATAATGAGTACATCCAGTTATTTATTAGTTATACGTAAGAAATTTGCCATAACGCTTTTATTCTTTTCTTCATAGCGACTTGTTTTCATATTTGATTCATATTGTTTGTGCATCATACGCTCACGATAAGTTCGGTCTTGTGCTTGTAGTACTTGTTCTGCTTCTTGTTTTTCGAGAGGTGTCAAAGACTGACTTCCGCGATCACGCATGAAATGGTCAACCGACGAATACTTTTTAACATTATTATAGTCACGTTCGCTTACATTCAGCACTGTCTGGTCTTTATGAACCTTTCGTAAATCATCGAATTTTAATTTACTAAATGGGTCAGATACAACATAGGAATCATCTTCTTCGTCATGAAAGTTATTGTTAGTATTATTATTTGAGTATAATACTTGCACGCCATTATGTTTTACAAGCGACTGTTGATTATCTCGGACTCGGTCGATTACTTGTCCCATATTTCCTGCATTGACGCGTTCATTTATTTCATATGCTTCTTGCTCACTTGTAAACCAGTTGTTTTTCTCGTTATCCAACTTCTTCACCATGTTATTTTCGAATAACTGATTAAATTGATTATTAAACTTGGACTCCCCCATATCTCGCACGAGTTTTTGCATATGGGTTGTTGTATGTTTGTTATCGTTTTTGTACCCATCGGTTGAATATACTGTACTCGTGTGAGTCGTATCGGCATCTTGTTTATGTTGATTATTGTAGAATTGGAGGACTATATCAAATGCTTTTTTGAAAAATAAAAAATAGTCAGTTGACAATCTAGACTTGTCTGGATGTGTAGATAACACTTGTTTTTTTGCTCTTTTCAAATCTTCTACTGAAATATCATAATCTAAATGAAACAATTCCAGGATTTCTTTTAATGAATACATGTTCACATCTAAATTGTGGGTATTGTCTAAATCCATAACTCATATAAATAGACTTCAAAAAAATTATTTACATTGTTTTTTACAAAAATGAGAATAAACATTTCTCATAATATAGAATAGTGATGCCTCTTCCAATTATTCATAAGATAGAGTCTCGTCAAGCACTTCTTCACTTATTGCCCCGCAATCCAGGATTAATATTTATTAAATTCGGTGCTGAATGGTGTGCTCCATGCAAAAGAATAGAGAAGGATTTAGAAAATCATTTCGCAAATATGCCCGATAATATTCAATGTGTTATCTTAGACATAGATGAATGCTTTGATGTGTATGCATACATGAAAAGCAAAAAAATGGTGCAAAGTATACCGAGTGTAATTTGTTATCAAAAAGGAAGTGATACGTACGTCCCAGATGATGTATATAGTGGTTCAGAAAAAAGTGAATTGGATGCTTTTTTTGAAAGGTGTAAAGAAGAATTAATGTAAATATTCTTTAACCGGAACATTTAATACATGTAGATTTGTATCATTATACTTGGTAATATCAAATATAAACTCGCAAAATTCACGAGCTTCGATGTTACATATTTTCATTTGATATATATGTGATGATGGCGAATTACATAATATTTTTTTCAATATATGGTATCCATTGGTGTCTTGTAGATTGAATGATTTTTGATAATTGTAAATAAAATTGTACATAGAATAGTCGTAACCAAACCATTCATACAAACAGTCTTTGTAATCGCGCGTCTTATTCAAGAGCTTATGTATCAATGGTGAAATAAAGACACTTTGGGTTCTTTCTTGTTGATTCGGTATAGTCGCAAACTTCACATAGTTACATATCATTAAGTTGTGTGAAGAAATTTGATTTTGATTACACATGTGTGCTAGATAGGTTATAAAATGAAACAATAACTTCTCAGTACACATCGTATTAAATATAACAATCTGAGTATGTTTTACATTTTTTAATCGGTTCGTTAGAAGGCGTTCGTTGTTGTTATATTCAACCGCATTAAAACTGTCTATAATGATGATTAATGTATTCATATCTGGACTTCTATCAGAATCACATAGAAATATAGGACACATTTGTTCTAATGCGTTCGAATACCAGTGCATATGTTGTGTGGTAGTTATTTGTTTTTCATTCAACTTACTTCCAATGGATATATACACACGGGTAAGTGGGACATTTGAAGTTGCTTCGAACACGGTTTGTTCTAAATTCTCAATGAAATTAGATTTAAATTCGTGTATTGTATTCATGATTGATTGCTTATATGATACATATAATAAATCAATTACCGAGTCTTCAATTTTTTATGTTTCGTTTGTTTTTTCCTTCGATTACGTTTTTTCTTTGTGGCTGTTCTTTTTTTTCCACCCATCAACATTTGTTTTGATTGTATTTCTTCTTGAATTTTTGATTGTGTTTCTTCTTGAACTTTTGATTGTACTTCTTCTTGAAATTCTGGTTGTATTTCTTCTTGAACTTTTGATTGTACTTCTTCTTGAAATTCTGGTTGTATTTCTTCTTGAACTTTTGATTGTACTTCTTCTTGAAATTCTGGTTGTATTTCTTCTTGTAATTCCGCCCAAGTTACATATGATAGAATTGCAGTGGTAATACCAACAAATATATAACTAATTGGTGGAATATTTGTATAAGTCATATTATACTATAAGTAGATAATATGATTTTATTATTTTAAACATTCATTTTAAGAACGGAACTAGCATGAGCATACTTTTCTGCCCACGTTTGTTTGAGATGGTCATTAATGGTATTCAGAGTGTGTCTCTCGTACTCTTCAGGAGACGAATAATAATATGCTTTGATGCCATCCTTAGAAGTAGTATTACGAACTTTGAAAAACAGATTCTCGCCAAAACTTCCAACAGTAATACCTGTATACACAATACCATCGGTAGCACTTTTGATTGATGCACCCGTCGTGTCTGAACTAGAAAACATTTCAATCACCACTTTTTTATTTTGAATGTATTTGATTACTTTGTCGCCTTTGCGGTCATTATTTTTCTTCTTATTCTTATAACCACTCGCATTTGTTGAAATCGAAGCTTCATACTCACTTAGACAAGTAAACTCATCATCTAAATAAGACTGTTGCTGCGGTTCGTCATCCTGAATCATATCTTCGAATGTCTGACTAGTAGGTGGAAGTGCTTTTTCAAATGCTGCCATGATAATGGAAACTAAACTCGATAAGTCGGGTTGTTATATACTATTTATGATAGGTATTCTTTAAATGAATTGTATAAATTATATAGTCATATAACGAAACGAAAAATAATCTATATACATTGTAAATGGAGATAAAAAATACAATTGTCGACAAATTTATGAAATCAATACAAGACGAAATTCCGTCGGGTTTGAAACAAGAAAACGACTCGTCAAGTGAAATAAACAATATACCAGACGAGTTTACAGCCAAACTCACATCAAATGGTGAACAGCACTTTCCATCAATTCGTGATATGAACGAAGATGAATCGAAAAACTTTGTTTATTTAGACAACGATGAATTATCGCGCGATTTTTTAATGGACCGAGATTTAACAAAACAACATACAATACAATTAGTTATGTATCATATGAATAGTGCGCTTGACCTACCATTTGTAGAGTTCTATTTAGAAAAGTCAAATGATTCATATAGTTTCCCTGAAAAAATGGTAGATAATCAGAAATTAGAAAGTACAATTGAAGAAATAAATAAAACACAGCAAGGGGGTATGGAAATCACCACAGAACAGCGTGGCGATATTGAAATGGGAATTAAAACAACCATCATAGAGAACGACAATTTAAACCCATTCGAACAACAGATATTCGAATTATTCAACAATATAACTGGATATTCAGATATCATTGCTGAAAACGCATACAAGGGTTTTGTAGAACACGATAATATTACCTATGTATTGTTCGAAAATAAAGAAAAGACGATTCAAACTATCGATACAGAGCAAAAACATATATGGGTTATCTTAGATGAAATAATGAAACAATCAGTATTGAATACGCCGATTCAAGAACAAGTGTACAACCTATTTTTAGAACATACCAAACTGGCCCATATTACTTCAGAAGGGAAAGTTATAGATATTCCACTGATTGTATATCCAGTAGATAAGGTAAACGATATATATGAAAATATTTATTATGATAGTGAAAACGCAGATGAGACATATTTAATTACCATACCAATCGACAATGATGAATATGGACATATGTTTCTGTTTACTCATACAATTTTACCATCAAACCAAGATGTACATTCGATTAAACGAATGGTTATTTTTACACAAAATTCGTTGTATATGTTAACAAAACCAACGAAAGAATTGTTTGATAAACACCCAATCGTACGTTTCAATGAAGAGGGCGTGACTTTCTGGGGAATATCCAGTTATTTATTGTTTACAGAACTACTATAATATGTGTTTTTAATATATACATATGTACGCCAATCTTTTAGGAATTACTTTTTTGAAGTCATGTAGACCTTATTTTCTAAAAAATATCTTCGATACAATTGACATTCATGATTTTTTATTGATTAATACCATTTTCATAATGATGATTGTATTTGTGTACTTCGCTATAAATTTTGCGTTAGAAAAGAATAGCTTAAGTGTTACGTGTAATAATTGTTCCAATCTATCTTTACCTCAATATTTAATATTGTTTGGATTCGCATTATTTACTGTATTCTCAACGTTCAAATTAGTTGAATTTGATTTACAATACAATACTCCGGCAATTAACGCAGTATTAATTAATACTGTAGCATTATTGTCTTTGTTTTTCGTAGGTAGATTCATTTTTAATGAAGATTATGAGGCGAAACATATTGGCGGGTTTACATTAATTTCATTAGGTACTATATTACTTATTTCGGATGTTCAATACTTAGATTTAACTAGTTTTTCGTTACCGTTTTAATTGAATAATTGCACAAATAATTATTCAATCTATTTCAAATTGGCTCAAACAGAATAAGTAGATAAAAACTCCTTCATATATTTCTCGTCCACTTCTACCCCGTCGTTGATTTCGTCTGGAATCGGGTCACGGTCATACATATCTTTAAAATCGACAATATATTTATTGATTTTTTCAAATGCGGTGTTTGATTTCACGATACGTTCTTCGAATTTCTTAGATTCATGTAACACTTTTTTCTGCTTGTCTGCTAATTCTTGCTCCTTCTCATCTTTTTGTTGTTCAATTAACTTCTGTAATTCGTCTATTTTGTCTGTTTGTTGTGTGAGCATTTCATTTTTCTTTGCATCAGCTAATCCAAGTAGGTCTGTATTATCTCCATCAAAACTCTCTAATAATTCACTTACGCTAATAATGGTGTCACATATATCAGGTTTTTTTATTTTATCGAAATGTCTTCGTTTAGCACTTCCTTCCTTTCCTCGGAATTTATTGTTAAATTCTTCTACTATTTTATCTGGAATAATAGGACTGGTTTCCATTAAACGATCGTATTCATGACGACAAAGTTTCAAAAAATGTCCGGCATCATCCCTTTCATCGGGTTTCTTTGCGAGTTCGATGCGAATGTTTCGGGAGAATTTATCCCAAGAAATCATGGAAACTCTATGTCCCTCATTCAATTCAGATACTTTTAAATATTGTTGCACAGTAGTCAAAATACCTATAAATATATTGACAGCACCGATTACCATTGGAGAATATGTATTGTAAGGTGAAGGTAGACTCGACTGTGCGAAAGACGCTGTACCGGTGATAGTAGACAGTGTAATAGCAGGAATAGTAAACCAAGCATGTAAATAAGAATACTTGGTGTGAGCGCGTAAATTAAGCCATTTATAACATTGTGCAACATCACACCATTCAATCAGAATTGCCTCGTTTTCCTTAGACCATTCTATAGGCATCACGCTCGAATCCATTATACTTTTATTATCATTGTGTTCAGTATGGTGAATTAGTTCGTCTGTAATTTTTTGTTCATTTTTTCTTGCTTGTTCATCTATATTTTTATTATCCATTATGTCCCCTTATATTCTATACGCAAAAAAAAATGACGCTATACATAAATATATCATGCATATCTCTTATTACGCACTTTCATTATTATCGTCTAACTGTACTAGAGCAGCGGATTTATCTACATCCAGTTCTGAAATTTGTGTGATAAGCTGACTATTTGTATCAGACTTGGTACTTTCAGACTTGGTACTTTCAGACTTGATACTTTCAGACTCGGTACTTTCTTGAACATTATCGTCTTCGTCTGAATCCTCGCGCAAATAATCATCTCGATTGACATTATCCTCTTCAATGTCATCTATGGAAAAACTCATATTATTATGCAGATTGTGGTCCATCTCATTTGAAAAATCCTCTAATTTTGATAAAACCCGTTTCAATTGTTTTTTTTGTGAGATGTGAAAAAATGCTAAATAATTCAAAAACAAATTAGTTTGTTCCCGTAAAATCAAATTCTCGTACTGAAGCGTATTCAAAAAATTAGAAATGGAATAACCAATTTTGCTCTCATCGCTATACCCAGTAATCGTATTACGCTGTCCAGCACTCTTCATATGTAATGTATTGATCAAATACAATATACTCGCATGAATTCCCTTTACATCTTCCAATTTATATTCCTGTGAAGGTTCAAGTTCTTTGTACATAGGAAATGTCTTCGCATTTAAATCGTCATTATCGGTTTCGATAGAATGGTCTTTAAAATACTGAATAATCAGTGTATATAGTTTGTAATAGTCACAATACATCCTATTATTTAATAAAACACGGAATTTTTCAATATTTTCAATTTCCATCATAAACGATTTATATTGAAAATAAAACGCATCTAAACAAAAAAGCATAACCTTTTTCGTGTTTTGTTTCATTAGCTCTGTGTACATTTTCTTCACTATTTGTAACCTATCATTAATCTCTGTTTTTGTTTGAAGTACCTTTCGCTTTAGATTTAATATACCTTCAAAATTATTTTTTAGTTTATCCATTTTAAACGCGTGTTCATCGGCCATGATAGTTATTGTATATATATGTTCTGGTAGAAATAAATTTATGATCCATATAGTTCATATGTATAATTTTGAATAGTTGTATTAATTTCTCTCGCCATATTATCAAACGATATTGTGTCATATAAATAGTCTTGAAACTGGATAGAAATGTTCATATGTTGATGTTCATTCATCGTAAATCGGGACCCATGAACATAATCCAGTGGGATGTTATCATTATTTAATGGTATAATATCATCGTTATTTTTTGACAATAACATATTTGGGTTATACATTTTGATTAACCAACAGAATTCGGCTTCTTCGTCGTAAATAAATTTATACGATTTGTTCAATTGTAATTTAGTGTAAAACTCTTTCGCCGGATTTGAATTATATAGATTGATTCTTATTAATCCGATGTAATATATTTCTCCTGCGTTCATTTTGCTACACAAACGGGCGTTTACAATCTCGCCAATATTTTCATTGCGAAAATAATACGCAAGAATAGACCGCGTAATATTATTGCGAATATAAGGAATGTATAGGATAAGTTGATTGTTCATTGTTAAAGTACTGTCTTTACAATATCAATAAACATACATAAAAATATCAATTTTATAATATATCAAGAATATAGATGAACAAAGATACCATAATAGAGAAAGAAACCAATAATCCAAGTCCGATGAGCGATGAATATATTGAAATTGATAAAAATTTGAATAATATCACCAAACCTAAATTAATTCGTAGCACAAACAATACTTATAATACTTCGGATGGACCTGTTCCCGACACTATAAAACATTTTTTGAATTATCTGAACATAGATATCAAGAATACAAAATAAATATTCGGTATAAACATAATAAACAAACACGAATAGAGTATATTATAATATTATGGATACAAATGAGAATGACGTGTTGTCCCGATTTGGTTCCATCCTTGGAGATTTAATTAATGACTTGGCAAATACGTTCCCTGAATTCAGTGATAAATTTCAGACTTACCAACAAGAAGATTTTGCATCAACGCATCTAAAAAATGTCCATGCGCACGCAACGAAAGTGCTACCCGAGCGTTTTTTCGATATTTTGTATCAAAATGCCGATATTTTCAAAGACGAGACCAACACCGAGTTCCTTCCCGGTATAGATTTTAAACTATTTTTCACTATCGATGACGTATCAGAGGATACCAAGAAAACACTTTGGAAATATTTACAGTTAATGTTGTTTATCGTGATTGAAAATGTTCAAGATAAGTCTATGTTTGGAGAAGCATCCAATATGTTTCAGGGTATCAATGAAGAAGAACTACAGAATAAGTTGAGTGAGGCAATGAACGGCATGGGCGATTTGTTTAAAAATATGGGGAAAATGAATGAGGCAATGGGGGAAACCGAATCTGATGATACCGACGAAACTGCTCAAAACTTCAAGGATGAGTTTGCATCGAAGATGGGTAATTTGCCAGATTTGAAGGGTATTCAAGAAAAACTAAACAAATTATTTGAAGGTAAAATTGGAGCATTGGCTAAAGAAATGGCGGAAGAACTAACCAATGATTTTACTGAAGTCTTTGGTGCGGATATGGAAAGCAAACACTCGAATCCGCAAGACATTATGAAAGAATTAATGAAAAACCCCGTAAAACTGATGGACTTGATGAAAAAGGTTTCTGGCAAATTGAATTCAAAGATGGAAAGTGGCGAGATTTCCAAAGAAGAGCTCATGAAGGAAGCAGGTGATATTTTAGGTAGTATGGGAGGAGGAGAAGGTGGAGAAGATTTGAATGAGATGCTGAAGAATATGGCAAAATCGATGGGTGGAAACTTGGGGAAAAACATGAAGATAGACACGAATAAGGTTGACCGAATGATGAAACAGCAAGGTCTAAGAACCGCGGTAATGAAGCAACACGAGGCGAAAAAGAAGAAAATGGCTGAACAGGCGAGTATGCGAGAATCGCAAATGCAAGAGCAAATTCGTCTTCAAGAATCAATTCGACAAGAATATATCAAAAACAATGGTGGCAACGATGATTTAGTATTCCATATTCCAGGTGAAGAGGGACACGAGCGTAGTTTTGTTCACCCCGACTTGTTGAAGGAAATGGAAGAAGAAGGAGAAGACAAAAAAGAACCCAAGAAGACAAAAAAAAAGAAAAAGAAGACCAAGAAATAAACAAATAAACAAATAAACAAAATTGTTTTCTAATGATTGTATATATATGTTATCTAAATACATCAACATTCCTCTATTTTTGGTGGCACTTAGCATCGGAATATTCGCAGTGTATATTACTGTGCCTGAAACCAGAAATATTTATGTATTTCCTACGCATGAAAACGTTGAAATAATGCAATACAAAGATAAAACGGGTAATTGTTTTGAATACAAAGAAACTGAGGTAACCTGTCCTACAGACGAAAAAAAAATTACACAGATAAAGCCACAATATTAGTATAATACCAAAAAAATATACTCATATTGTAAATGATTAGTGATGCAAGTTTAAACCTATCTATAAAAGACGTGCGATACAACGAACAATGGACCGAAGGCATTTTTGACGTGTTAGACAGAATACGAGTGAATTGTTACGAGCTGAGTGAAATTCATAGTTACAAATATGAATATTACAAAGAAGTTGCCAAAGTCTATCGGATTCCCATTATTGTACTTAGTGGTATAAATACTTTTGCCGCAGTCGGTTTAGATGGCGCTTTAGATCCGCAGTATGTAGGCATCCTAACAAGTCTGATTTCTCTAGCATGTGGAATTATAACAGCAGTGGAATTGTATTTAAACGTACAAAAAAAGATGGAAAATGAATTAATATCACATAAAGATTATTACAAGCTAAGTCTGGAAATATACAAAACCATCAAAATCGAGGCAGATAAACGAGGGGTGGATGGAAAGACATTTTTAGACGATAAGTTCAATGCATATGAAAAGTTATTACAAAATTCGAATGATGCAAAAGAATATTCCGTCATGCAAACAGATTATTTGACGCCTCCATTAATGGAAGATGTAAAAGCAGAAGTCGATGATGAGAATAATAGAAAACGGACAAATTATTTTAAAGTGCCTAGCATTGAATCGTTTACCGCACCTAAGTGGCATAAAATGAAAAAGGAACGAGAAAAACGTTGTGAAATGCGTAGTCAACATAAACGAACCCCCCCCTTAGTAAGTATACGAGAAACGCATAGTGAAGGTGATGTACATTCTGAAACCACATCTATAAGTACACATGATGATATGAATGACCCGATTACCATTACAATTAAAGATAATAAAGATAATATTTTAGACAAATACAAAAGATACAACAACGTATAATTTTTTATAAGCAAACTCTATACACATGTCTTCTGAAGAAGCAAATTATCTGATTTCTCATGATGTGACTATGGATCTGATTCGTCTTACTATGTTGATTTACAATTATGGTAAAGATTTTACATTTGAGTCTTCTACTGATGTCAATTTCAAAGGATTTCTTGATCGTATTATAAATACTTACACAGATTCCGAATCTTTGTCTTTTTTACGCAAATCTTCGTTATGTGACATACAGAATAATAATGATAATATAGAATTATGTGAGTTTATAACTGAGCCTGAAACAGATATACAAGCAGGTATTATTTTAAATCACAGCAAAAAACAGTTGTGCGTGGTGTTCCGAGGAAGTGAATCTATGAAAGACTGGTATCACGATTTTCAAATATCAAAACGCATTCTCCATGATAACATAAAAGTTCATTGTGGATTTTACAACCAATTACACGATACGAGTGTATGTGATAAAATGATAAACAAGGTAAAATCAATATTAGCAACGTATCCGGATTATCATGTTTATATTACGGGACACAGTTTAGGAGGTGCTTTATGTACATTGTTCGGATATTTGCTATCACACGAAATAGACAATCATGTTAATGTAGTGTCTTTTGCAAGTCCTCGCGTTGGAAATTCGTATTGGAAAACATCGTTTGAAGAAAAATCCAATTTGTCGCATTATCGTATTACCAACAATCGCGATATTATTACTGCTACCCCATCATATAATTATCGACATGTGGGCACAGATATTCATGTATACGATGATTGTTATAAAGTGGCGTCTACAGATGTAAAATTTTGTTGTAATTTTTCTTGTATTTTTGCGAATCATTGGAGTATAAGTGACCATGATTGTGATTTGTATTATGAACGTATTAAGAAAAATAAGTGGTGAACAGTCAAACAAATCAAAGAAACACCACAAGTAGACATAGTGACTAAGTAAAGTAAATTACAAAATATATACTGATATAGTATATATTATGAACTTCAAACGATTATTAACTACAGAAACAGGTAAAGGATTTGTCTCCATATTACTTGGATTGGGTTTAGCATCATTATTTAGAAGAGTATGCCACGACGATAAATGTTTGCGATTCAATGGACCAGTTTTAGACGAAGTAGAAGGAAAGACATTTAAATCCGGAGAGAAATGCTATAAATACGAGGCGGTTCATAACAAATGCGAATCCACTAAAAAAAGCGTGGATATACATCAACAACAAGAAATATAATGGATGTCTAATTCGTTGAAAACCATACAATCAAACATAATTATTATTGTATAGTTCATGGACAACGCAACGACTCGTATTGCAGATTTACCACTTCAACCTATACAACCTGAGAAAAATACACCCAAGATTCCAGATGACGTACAGACAAATTATGCACCGATAAATAATCATCCTAACCCATTTGGAGTCCCGAATACGCAGCAACCAATGACTCACCCGGAGATATCGCAAAATCCGAATAATCAATATACAGAAAATATGCATGTCCGTCCGGATAATCCAAGTGCGCAGTTTTTAGATGATGAACAACAACACGCATTCATCGCATCTCAATCGCAGCAACGGCTTCCTTCGCGTGATATTCCAATGGATACTACACAATTCTCGCACGACGAACAAATCCAAACGAATTATGTCCCCAAATCTATTTTGAAAAAAGATTATGTGCGCGATGAATACAATATTTCTGAACAAGATATTCAGAATCAAGAGCGAGCAAAGAAACAACAGACCCGCTTCGAGACAATGATTCACGAATTCCAAGTGCCGATTATTCTCAGTCTATTATATTTCCTTTTTCAATTACCTATTGTGAATGCGCAAATATTTAAAAAGTTTTCCTTTTTAAGCATTTATGACGAAGATGGAAATTTCAATGTTTATGGATTGGGTTTCAAAAGTGTCTTATTCGGTTCCATTTATTATACATTTATGAATATATTCTATTTTTTAATGGAAATTTAACTAACGACCTTATAGAAACGGTAACCACTTAGACCTCTTTTTCTTGGTTTTATTATTCTTTTCTTCTAGTTGTTTCTTTTTTTCCTTCGTTTTTTCGATTTTTTCCTTCTTTTCTAATTTCAATCTCTCAATATTTGCGGGATTGTAATTCAAAAACCATTCTTCGTAATGTTTCGAACCCTTTTTGATTTCTCTATATTTCGACGCTTTTTCGGCGCGAATTGATTCTTTTGTTGGTTGTTTTCCAAAACAATCGATATTGAATCGTTGTAACAATCCTTTTTGACTCAGACGGTTTTTTTCTTGGACATGGAACAAATACGACGACATGCAAATCAATCTATCAACATCATATTCAGGTAAATTAAGGTAGGTAAACCCCAAATAGAATGATAAAATTGTATCGATGGTTGCTACCTTTATTGATGTGTTTTTCACATTGATTACATTATAGTTGTGACAAGCAATTGGTTCGTAAATAAACGCGATTGTATCATCGCCAACTGCCACCTGAATACGTCTAGGCAATATTTCACCCACCGGAGCATGCTCTACAGACTTGATGTTGGTCGCGCCCAGTTCTTGTAATTGTTCTTGCAAGATTAACGCGGTTTTATCAATATCGTCACTTAGAACGTCAAAATCGGGAGTATGTTTTCTAGTTTTAGTTTGGGATTCTTTACTCGAAATATATTGGGAATACAATGAATACGCATACCCACCAAAGAACACAACGCCATTGTTAACCAGTGTATCTCTCGTGGTCAAATAGATTTTACTTTTCATATCATCATCGACACCCATTTTACGTTGAAAATCGACCGAATCGCATTTTGAAGATTTCAATGGATAATGTTTATTCAACAAAGTCAATCGTTTCAATACCTTTTCCCAGCGACTTATATCACCCGCGGGACGGGATAACTCTAAATACATGCCCATACGTAGGAAATTCGCAGGCACATAGCGTATTCCAGCAACCAATAAAGATTCCTTGAATAAGGATTTATATAAGTTTGGTTCAAGTTGAGTAATATCCGCAATAGGAATAAAATTCACATAGACTTTGTATGTTCCGTAATGAACCCCCGCCTTTGCCTCGGCATCGGTGTAACCGTGTTTATAATAAATATCGGTCAATTCTTTCGCATCTTTCAATGCGTCAGGAGAATAAAAATCGTAGTCGGGGATCTCGGCATCGCGATTGTAGAATTGGTCATATGAAGGTAAAATATTATTAATCGCAGTGCCACCATAACACATCAATTTCTTCTTGATTAAAAAATCTTCTACAATCTTTAAAATACTTTTGATTTCGGCAGTATTGACAATCTTCTTTCCTTTGGTTTCTTCGTTATCGTCTACCGCCTGACGCAAGATTGCTAATTCACATTCTTCAAACGTCATTTTATTATCACATACCGATTGATTGTATTTGTTATATTTTTTCTTAGTTTGTTGTTTTCCCATAAATAATCTTATATATAATATAAGATTATTTTAATTTTTAATCATTTTTCTATATCTTTACTCACTAATTTCTTCATTGGTCTTGTAATATTGAATGACAGAAGCTAGTGGCACAAAACTTGATTGAAAATTATTGAAGAACTCTTCATACTCATTCAATTCTTCGCCTTTCAAATAAAACCGGAACAAGTTCACTTGAATTACATGTCCTAAAACAAGGTCTTTCAATTCCGGATTTTTCTCATTTTTCATACGTTTACTCGGAAGGGCTATACGGTATTTATCTACATTTGTACAGAGGTCGCATCCGTCTTTGATCGCAAGGGGATAGGTATTTTCAGCAAGTACTTCCGCAAATGTATTAGAATACATACTGGTAGTTCCGCTTTCTATATTGATATATCTGTTCAAATCGTTACAATATTTATCATCTTTTGTGCATTGAGATTGCTCAGCATAATTAGTATTCAATGATTTATCAAATACGAGGACCACTTTACCCATAATATCGCTCAGTTTAGTATTACTATCTACCTTCTTATTGTACAATTTGTTTTTTAAAGAATAATCAACTGATTTGGCAATCATTTTATAAATAGAATTGTCTTTGGATTTCACGCGTAACTGTATAAATATGGGGTCTTCATAATTCGGAGACGGACGAGAAAACGCACTGCTTACTACACTCGTTAACGCATTGTCTAGTAAAATAGAGTTATCGGTTTCGTATGTTTGATACGTTTTATCAACACTATACGTGACCTTGGGTTTGTTGTCTATCAAAAAAACCTCGAAATCTACAAACCGGCATCCGCGCTCAATCACATATTTAATCATATCTACATTTACATATTCTCCGGTCACTGCGCTATTATATGAACCTTTTACTACATAATCCTTCAATAATTCATTGGAGTTGTCTTTATTTGTGGAAGACATGTTCACTGGAATACCTTTATTGTTTAATGACGATAATTCACTGGAAGGACTATTGGTAAATCCTTCTTCCACCCCGTCACACGCATCTATCTTACATTTCTTATTTTCAAATGATTCACGGAAGTTTAACCATTGTTTTGCATGAACCAATAAAAACTTGGAAAATAAGTAAAATAAGATACATATCGTAACTACGCTTATTATTGTTTGTAACTTCATCGGTTATTTATAATATACACATAATATATTTTAACAAACAATAATATAATACTTTATAATATATATACCCATACACAGATGGCAGGAGGATTACTAAATATCGTATCTACAGGAAATAATAATGTCATATTAACTGGAAATCCGACTAAGACATTCTTCAAAGTAACATATAGCAAATACAGCAATTTCGGGTTACAAAAATTTCGTATTGATTATAATGGATTAAGAGAACTTCGATTGAATGAACCCTCTACATTTACTTTCAAGATACCGCGTTATGCGGAATTGTTGATGGATACATATATAGTCGTTACTATACCTGATATTTGGAGTCCAATTCATCATCCTACATCTGGAACCGATGGTGATGGTACAAATAATAATTGGGTGCCTTATGACTATCGCTGGATAAAAAACTTGGGGTCGATGATGATTCAAGAAGTAGAAATTAATTGTGGTTCTATGAATTTACAGCGTTATAGTGGAGAATATATTGCGTCTATGGTGGAAAGGGATTTTAGTGACGAAAAAAAAGACTTATTTAATAAAATGACAGGCAATGTAGGTGAATTGAATGACCCTGCAAGTTCTCATCAGCGTTTATATATGTATCCTTCAGCATATCATACAAGTAATTCCACTGGAGCTGAACCATCTATTCGTGGACGCAATTTATATATTCCTCTTAACAGTTGGTTTTGTCTAAACAACGGTGCGGCTTTTCCATTGGTTGCCCTGCAATATAACGAACTTACGATTAATGTGACTATGCGACCTATCAGAGATTTATTTCAAGTAAGAGATGTCTATGATATCGTTTATAATTATCCATATGTACAACCGGATTTCAATGACTCTCGTTTTCAAATGTATCGATTTTTACAAACGCCTCCTTCGGCAGATATCAGTCCATCAAACTATGCGAACAAAGTGTCTACGTGGAATGCAGATGTTCATCTATTATCAACTTATTGTTTCTTATCTAAGGAAGAATCCCAGACTTTCGCAGCAAAAGATCACGTATATTTAGTCAAAGACGTTCATCAATATAAGTTTGAAAACATTACAGGGACAAAAAAAGTGAAGTTAGATACAAGTGGAATGGTTGCGAGTTGGATGTGGTATTTACAGCGAAACGACGTAAATCTCAGAAATGAATGGGATAATTATTCCAATTGGCCGTATGAACAATTACCTGTGAATAGTACTATCTATTCAGTCAACTCGAATAGTGTAGGAATTTCTCAAAATGACGGTAATACTGTTTATCCAGATATCCATCCAGGTAATTCTGTGAACACGGGTATCAGTACTACGGGGGATTATGCGGTAGATAACCGTTCTCATATATTAGAAACAATGGGCATTGTGTTAGACGGTGAATATCGTGAAAATATTTTAACACATGGCGTATATGAATATGTAGAAAAATATACACGCACAAAAGGAAATGCGAAGGAAGGATTGTATTGCTATAATTTCTGCTTGAATACAAGTCCTTTTGATTATCAACCTTCCGGTGCTATCAATTTGAGTAAATTTAAAAATATTGAGTTGGAGATGACTACATACGTACCACCTGTAAGTGATAGTTCAAAGTTTGATATTATTTGTGATATTTGCGGCAATGCAGTTGGTATTCGTAAAGCAAATTGGCGTCTGTATGACTACAACTACAATCTCACCTTATTTGAAGAGCGCTATAATGTACTTTCCTTTGTAGGTGGAAACGCCGGCATGTTATATGCGAAATAATGAGTAGGATTAGACCGCTTTTTTATAAGAGTGTATATTATAAAAAAGAAATTATACATATGGAAAAGATAAATACCACAGAAAAGAAATCAAATAAGAAAACATTTAGTAAAGAACCTGTACATAATACATCTGAATTCCAAGTAGAAAATATGAAACACAAGATACAATCAGTCAAGAAGAAAAAGAAGTTGTATAACTATAAAAATATTGAACAATTGAAAAATATACATGACGACGTTACAACCGACCCCTCGAGTGAGCCGATAATTGAAGGATTACCAACGAATCCTATTGCGAAATTCAAAGAAGACGATTTTGAAGGCGGTAAAGATGATATCTATGAACGTGAAACTCCACCTCCCAAACAAGAGACACCAGATGAAGATAAAGATGAAGGTGATGGGAAATCAACAAAAGAAAAAATAGGTGATTTCTTTTTAAGCATAGATGCATTTGGTGATAAAGTAGTTGAAACATTGATTCGGTCATTTTCTGTCGAAAAAGTGTATGAAAATGATAAAAAAATCGTGAAAGAGTATGTATATAGTTTTTTTGCCATATTCGCCGCATTGTATTTGACTACAAATTTATGCATCACTATGTTTTTACGAATTGATGGAAAACGGTTGGGTATTGCTGAATACGACCCGTATGATAAAAATTTCGATACATCTAATTTTGCTACTGGATATCCAGTATTTTATCGTTATACCGAAGAATATATACGTAAAATGAAAGAACCTGCGCCCGAAATACAAAAAGGTCAGGAACCTCAATGGAATATTCCTCACTTTTTATTAGCCGGACCGTTGTTTCTAGCTGACTCGTTCGGAAGTTTTGTTGAAAGTGCTCCAAAATATCTTACTGATTTATTCAATGTAAATGCGCTGTATTTGATGATATTTATGTTTGCGTTCTTTATGGCACGTCACGGTGTGGCAATCATGCAAAGTATAGTGGGGTCAACTATGAAGGGAGATTTTGAAAATCCATATGTGTATATTCCGTTAATTGGTATTCTATGGGTGTTCGCTATGTCTTTTTCTTCTATGAGCGAATCTCGGATTGAACTCTTAAAATCAAATACCTATTTCTTAATCGCTTGGGGTATTATGACAATACTTCAACTTATCATGTTTATATTTTTAGGTCCACTTGTCGGTGTAATGTTGTTTGCAATACTCTTCTTAATTCTAAGCACGGTTTCTATGTGGTTCTATGCTGACTGGAATATAAGTAAAGCATTCCAATTGGTAAACGAATTAAATAAGATGGTGACACAAGAAATGAGGGATTATGAAATGCCCGAAAAAAGTAATTGTCGTAAAACTGGGTTTTTCAGTGACATCGCATTCTATATAAATCGGATGGCACATTTTTCGTATAATAATTTACATTATTTATCGTTTATCGTTTTATTTGGTGTTGCTTGTTCAGATTATTACGCAAATATGAAGAGTGAACGATTAAAAAATATGTTAATACCCTTTACGTTTGCTTTGATGATTGGGTTGAGTACATTAATGGATAATCCATTCGCCTATATATTCCAGACAGCCGAATCACTTTATTAGTCATCCATCCAACATATAATTATATTTACATTGAAAACTAAATAAACACTTTTCAATGTAAATATTATCCAAACAATTATGGGAAAGAAGAAACAGAGAGTTCTTCCATTCGTGAGTATATGTACTCCTACTTTTAATCGTCGTCCCTTTATTCAAAACATGTTTGAGTGTTTTCGTAATCAAGACTACCCCAAGTCTAAGATGGAATGGATTATCGTCGATGATGGAACTGATAAAATCGGTGATATGATAAAGGCCGCAGATATTCCACAAATAAAATATTATGAAGTCGATAACAAGATGCCTCTAGGTGCGAAGCGTAATTTTATGCACCAACAAGTAAAAGGTGAGATTATTGTATATATGGATGATGATGACTACTATCCACCTGAACGTGTTTCTCACGCAGTAGAAACATTAATGGATAATCCAGATGCGTTGTGCGCTGGTTCCAGTGAGATTTATATTTATTTTAAAGGAATGAATAAAATGATGCAATGTGGACCTTATGGACCAAACCACGCTACAGCCGGAACATTTGCTTTCAAAACGCAATTGATTCAGCAGACGAAATACGAGGACCACGCTGCTCTCGCAGAAGAGCGGGCGTTTTTGAAGGATTACACTGTCCCGTTTGTTCAATTAGACCCGATGAAGAGTATTTTGGTATTTTCACATGACCATAATACATTTGATAAACGAAAAATGTTTGATCAACAACAAGACCCGAAGTATTTCAAAGAATCTGGTAAAGTAGTCAATAATTTCATTCGTAGAAAGAATGAGAAGACTATCAAAAAGTTCTTTTTAGAGGAGATTGATAATATGTTGAAATATTACGAACCTGGACGTCCAAACATGAAGCCAGACGTGTTGAAACAAATCAAAGAAATTGAAGCAAAACGTGATGCAATGAAGCAAGAAATGTTAGAAAAACAGAAAGAAAATGGTCCGATTATTTTGAACCGCCCTGAAGGACGAGTGCAATTATCCAACAAACAAGTGGTAGAGATTATTAAACAACAGCAAGGCGAATTAGAGAAAATGAAGCAAGAGCGAGCCGAGATTGACCGTCTTTCGGATTTGATGAAACATAAGTTAGTTGAATTGCACAATAAAGCCGTTACTCTGCGTAAAGAAAAGGAAACAATTGAAGGTGAAAAGAATGTGTTAGAACAAAAATTATTGCATAATCATGAAAAGAATGAGTTAGAACCAAAATTATTGCATAATCATGAAAAGAATGTATCTGTTACATCCAATAAAAGGGTTTCTTTTATTGAAACTGGAGAAACTCCCATTAATAAAACCGACCCGGTAGTTTCTGTATAAAATGCCATTTTCACAGAGTAAAAACAAATACAAAGTGTATTTAGTAGATGAGGTTAGAAGCAGTTGTAAATGTTCCAAATGTGATGGAGGATTATGTTAGACGTTTATGGTAAGAAAAATACAAGACCAAACAAATATAAAGATATATTTTTATATTTATATATAATGTCAATTACACGACTTTCTAATATTGATCAACTTAGATATATATGTGGAAATGTATCTCCAGATATAAGTATTAAAACAAGAGCAAGTGATTTTAGTGCTAATACAAAAAGTGCTTTTCTACAATGTGATGGATATACTAAAATATATACACAATGGTTTATGTCACATAGTGCTTATACATATAAATCAGGAGGCGGTGGTCCTGGAAGCCATGCGCCAACAAAGTATCATGAAGTTGATGAAAAATATAATGCAGTCTATGAAGAACCTGTTATTTGTTATACAACGCCAAATATTAATAATATAGACGAGTTATTTGAAAAAGAATATGAAATTGTAAAGATTGTTGGAAAAGTGGAAAATAGCATTTGCAAGATACATTTATTTTGTGATGAAAATCAAGTTGAAGAACTATTGACAAAAATAACGAATGATATTGATATGACTGAATTAACCTATATACAAAAGGCACAAAGGACATGTAAGACGTTTATTGTATTGCCTATTAGTTATGTAATAGGAACAGCCTTTTGCCTGCTTAGTTGTTCTGCTTTATGTATTACTGGAAATTGGAGTTGTAATTATTATCTAGGCGGTGAGTTATTCAGTTATCGAACAGGATTGAATATGAATAAACGTCTAATTGTACTAACCAAACATATATGGAAAAATAATAAAATATGTTGTGATAAACTATTATATTCACATAATACATCTGAAATTAACGATGAATTATATGAGAATTATGATAATCATAAATTATCATTAAAAAAGGTTGAAGATATGGAATTACTGATTCGTTTTGATAAATGTGCAATTATCAATAATCAAGACGTTCAAGATATTCAACAAGAACTTTTAAAGAATATATATCCAGAAGATAAACAATTACGTAACAATGAATTACAACGTATTCAAAATATAAATTTTGTATTACGTCCAGATGATATTGAAAAATATGCTGCAATAAACCAATCTAATACAACATATGAAAATAATCAAGAAGCGAAAGAACAATAATTTTTAGAAAGGTTGCTTCTCAATCAGTATAGAGGAGAAGAAGGACCGGTGTATTTCAAATCAGAAAAATTTGGGGTTATACCTCGTAAGAGTGATAAGTGTCCAACTGCGGGAGATTCGCCATTACCCCATTGTTGATTTATTTTTTTGCCGTTAAACCTGGCGTTTTAAATCTTCAAGGGGTAAACCTATTTTTGGTGTTAACCGTGCAATTTTACACCCTTGAACATGTAAATGTTCAAGGGTGTAAATGTTCAAGAGTGTATAATTACAATTGTGTTGAGACAAATCGTTACATCAATAAAGAAATACCGTTCGTCAAACTAAATGTGATGTTGGCGAAAATGTTCAGTATACTTATTCTTCAATTTCATCTAATATAGCTTCTTTTTTGACATTTTTATCTAGAAATCGGTATACTCGTTTAATATCCAACTTGGTAATGTTGGTATCTTGAAACATCTTTTCCACGGCGTTCAATACATCATTCTTTTCATAGAATTCTTTACCCTTGAATAGTCGCAATTCTTGGAACATCGCCAACATATCTTTTTTATCCAAGTCCAGATTTTGACATAGATTAATCAAAAATACCATATTATTATACTCAGTAGAATATTTGGTTAAGACTTTGGTGAAACGTACCTCGGGTGGATTGAAAATCGGTTTATTGTCAAAATATTCGTGGTACAATTTATTATTATAAAACGTTTTAATCAGTGAACTCATTTCATTAAATTGCCATATTTGACTTTGAAAAGTAATACGATCAATATAATCAGCATAACAAATATTATCTAATACGCGCAAATATAGCGGAAAACTCTTTTCTTTTGGTTGTTCTTCCAATACATCGACTATGTTTTCATGCCATAATAAAGATATAATTGTTCTGTCAGTTTCATTCATTATTCGTGCATGGTCTTCCAATTTATACTGATAATTAATTAGTTGTTGAGTTGTCTTTTTCGCATCTTCGTTTACTGATTTGCGTTTGAATATAATGTTTAGTTTATTCGTGTCGATGGAATCTGGGTTGTTAATCAATTTACTCACGAATTCTAATTTGCGAAGGTCCCCTTGAATATAATTCAAAATGGTTGTTTGTTTCTCTTCGTCTACATTATGATAATTTTGAATATTATGACTCAGTAAGTTATGTATTTGACTTTGAGTAGGTAGTTTCAACTCGAATAAATTACACACTTTCATTAACTCCTTTAGTTTCTTATCTATGCTGTAATTCCCCACACATATAATCGGGTTCTTAGTGCAACTTTCTAATTTCTGTTTTTTTGTTTTCTTTTGGCGTATTAATTTGATCAACGCATTAATTCCTCCTTTGTCGCCATTGTTCATCCCATCAATCTCGTCCATTAAAATTACAATACGTTTCTTTTTCTTTTCCATCATTTGTAATACATTCTGAGATGCAATATTACTACTGGTAATCGTGTCTATCAAGTTTTTATTTCGCACATCACCTGCATCGTATTTGATAACGTCATATCCTAGATCACGAATAGCGTCCAATACGAATTTTGTTTTTCCAGAACCAGGCGAACCGTATATATAAAATCCCCTTTTATATGAAATGTCGTTCAACGAATTATCAAAATTCGATAATAGCGATTTTAATTCATTCGCTATATGTGTCCTTTCTAGATGTATATTCACGTCGTTCATTATGGAAGTTTTTTTCATATGTTTATGAAATATTCGTTATACTTTATTATATATTTTTTCTATAATATAATAAATCTCTCTACTCTTCTCGTCGATTACTTATCTTGCGAACGCACTGAAATCAGCAGTCACTGGCATGAACTGAGAAGGTTTCTTTTTTTCGACGGCTCCCATATAATCAAACTCGGCGGTTCTGTGATTCTTGCTAGGGAGGGCGGTGTTTTGACTACGAGTGCTCAGTCCGGTTTGTAGTCCAGGAACAGTTTCTTTCTTTTCTTTTACGTCAGTAGGAACCATTTTAAACAATCCAGCAATACCAGAAGCGGTATCTTTCACAAGTCCACCCGCGGTGCCGGCAGTGTCACGAATCAAACTATCTGCTGTACCAATCGTTTTTCCAGCAACATCGCCGACAACTTCGACTGATTTACCAGCAACCTCTCCGACGCCGCCCACAGTTTTACCGGCAACCTCTCCAACACCACTCACAGTTTTACCGGCAACCTCTCCTATGCCACCGACTACATCTGTTGCTACCGACCTTCCGTTTTTATCTTCCTTCACCAGAGACTTCCCATTCGTTCCCATGGTTCCTGAACCGCCTTGTCCACCACAGTTCGTGCATGTCACTTCCTTCGGGCAAGACGGACACGTTGGGCATACAGGAGGAACTATTTGAGTCTTCAGAATGTAGTCTTCAGATGTGATATCTTGACTAGATTCTTCAGTTGCCTTGTCATCTTCTGCAACATCACCATTCGCACTCTTTAACTCTAAAATGGTCTTTGCGTTAGGTCCTTCGGTACCCTTTTCTGTGAATTTTGTAATGGATTTCATCACTAGTACTTCACTTGCTGACCCCTCGTGTCCGAGTAACACGACCATAGTTTGTTGTTTGTAAGGTAAATAGACAATCAGGTTTTGACCTAGTTCATCTAAAGCATACATAGGCGTAAACTCAGACATAGTCACATTGGTGCGTTGCTTAATAATGTCAGCATCGGTAGTGATCAATCCTTCACCGCGTCTGTAGATCTTGACATCGCTTGAACCAGTCTTCACAATCAAATCGCCAGTCTTGAAATCGAACTTTACATTCTCGGCTATCTGATACACATCACGATCCTCGGTATATAGTGTTTCACTTACAAGTCCATTGTTTGACGCATTCGATATTGCGCGATAATGAGTTAACATGACGGGGGTTTCAGTATTGTCAGCAACTTGTTTCTTCTTGCCATCAAATAAATAAGAACCTGCTAATTTATTCTCATCTTTGTCGTGAACCAACAAATAAGTTTGTTCGCCCCATCCAATATAATATACGTTCTTGTTACCCATGTTGGTCGTTTGACTTGGGTATTCCCATGAAGCATGTGAAGGACTAATGGCTCCCATCGTCACACTTGCGTTATTAGAAGCATCCGACCCGTCGGTATAGTAAGTCACCGAACCAGACCGAGGGGTAATAAATATGTCTCCTTTCACCTTATTTCCAGAAGCATCGGCCCCTTGTGTCTCTACTAAATTTCCATTTTCATTGTCAAACATAATGTTCTCGTGTAATACGTATAAATCTTTGGTAGTAGAATAGGCATTTACTTTTTTAGACATCATTGATGAAGATAAACCTTCACGCATAGAATGTCCAATTAGCATAGAAATTACCAATACAACCAGTAAAATCATGAAAATAACTAGAGGCGTCATTTTGAATTTCATATTTAATTTCATTCTTCAATATACCTTATAACCCGAAAAAAATCGCTTGTGTGAAAATTGATTTGTTTTATTTATATAATATACAAAACAAACCTTGACGATGTTGGCCAGATGTTATGAACCGACCAAACACAAATACGAAATTTGTATAGATGAAGCCGGCCGTGGATGTTTATTTGGACATGTGTATATAGCTTGCGTTGTTTTACCTAAAGATGAACATGCGTTTCCTGGAGAAAATATCAAAGATAGTAAGAAATTCACATCTAAAAAGAAAATCCTAGCAGTTGCGAATACAATCAAGGAACACGCCTTGTATTATCATATTGCTCACCTGGATTCACGTGAAATAGATAAGGTAAACATTCTTCAGGCAGTGATGATTGGAATGCATAAGTGCATCCGCGAAACCATCACTCACTTTCAAAAACAAGACAATTCGCTTACTGTAGACGACTTTGCAGCTTTAATTGATGGTAATTACTTCAAACCGTATAATGTGTTTGACGAGAAAAAAGAAATGTTACTCTCTATGGAATCGTATACATTTGAGAAAGGCGATGGCCGATTTATGGGGATTGCTGCTGCTGGAATATTAGCAAAAACCTCTCGAGATACATATGTATTGGATTTATGTGGAGAACACGAGGAGCTTGTTAGTAGATACGGAATGCATACAAATATGGGATACGCCACTAAGACCCATAGAGAAGGTATTT